AAAAAAAAGATAGAAACCCCAGGTTACGAAAGTATCTGGGGTTTTTTAATTCGGAGTATTGAGCAACTGGCTGCTCAGCTGACTGTAAATCAGCCGCCTTACGGCACTGGGGGTTCGAATCCCTCTACTCCGACAAAAGGTTGATACGGAATAATAACAAATACGTATCGTGTGTGGTTGGGTACATACACTTTGGACGATCCTTGTTTGGCAATCTGGAAAGACAGATAATTCAGGGGTTAGTATAGCCAGGCCCATTACTCTCGCTTTGGGAGCGAGAAACGGGAGTTCAAATCTCCCATCCCTGACAAAAGTATCAAAAAATTGACGGTTATTCTGGATACCGCAATCAAGCGACCATAGCGTAAATTGGTTAATTTTGAACGTTTCAATTATAAAACGTTAAATACCAGAGATACTTAAAACGAGTGGTATTTCAATAAGAGCAGAATACGCCGTCTGGAGCGGTGAGGTTGCAGGTTCAAATCCTGTCCACTCGACAAACAATGGAGAGGTAGCATAATTGGTAATGCAGCAGTCTTGAAAACTGCCGTGTCGGTGAAAATCGGCTTGTGGGTTCGAGCCCCACCTTCTCCGCCAACATATACGGGTATAGTTCAAAGGCAAGAATGGCGGTCTCCAAAACCGCAGATGGGGTTTCGAGATCCTCTACCCGTGCCAAACTAAAAGTGAACATGGAAAAGAACGAGATCAAAAAAGCTTTGTATAAGCAAAAACCAACAGCTGATTTTCAGTATATCAGAAAAGGTAAGGCATATTACTCCACTACAATTGAAGATGCTGAATTAGGTTCGGTGTTTGTACAATTTGAGATACCAGTTGAAGACATGGGTGATGCTGACTTCTTAGTTAATATGGAAGCGAAGCTTTTGCAGCGTTGGATCATGTAAAAAAATTAAAGCGAAGACGAGAAGTAACGATACGAGTTGAGCCATAGCTTGTGTTTGTGAAGATTAAGTAGCGTTTAGCAATTATGGCCACAATGGAGAGTTTACCCAAACGGTGATGGGGTCTACCTGCTAAGTATGACATTCGGTGAAAACTGGATACGGTTCGATCCCGTAACTCTCCGCCAGGTTGGTGATAACGCCCAACGAAGGAAATAAGAACGTTAGTGACGGCTGGAAAAGACAGCAAAATGTCGGTGTGGTGCAACGGTTAGCACGACAGATTTTCGATCTGTAGACGAGGGTTCGATTCCCTTCATCGATACAGTATAAATGAGTAATTGGTGGAATGGTAGACACAGGAGTCCGTTAAATATTATCAGATGTGATAATTTGCCGCAGACTTTAGGATGTAAAACTCCCGCCTCACGGCTTCCAGGTTCAAGTCCTGGGTTACTCACGATTCGGTCTGTAATACAAATGGGTGAGTGGCTACTCTTTCAAGGTAGTGAGCGAAAGCCAGAGAGGGTTCGATTCCCTTGCAGATCACGACAAGGTGGATATACCAAGCGACCTAAATATGCATAGAATAGCGGGTATGACAAACGGGGATAGACCCGTACAATGGGGATTGGGTCTGCAATGGAGTGGACACCGCACTTGCAATGCGGAAATCAGACGATATCGTTCATCGTAATCTCCACACATAATTAACATCGACCTACCGCTGGAAACAGAGGAAGTTCTCGACAGCGAAACCTAATTTGGGAGGACACGAATAAGGGGTAATAGTAGGATTACCGTAGAGTACCCCAGAATGACCCAAGGTACCGTAAGGTACGGAAAGCTCATAAGGTAATCAAGTCCGTTATACCAAAGAAGCTGCAACTTAAACAATCCGAGGGTGTCGGTTTCCCTATGAGGATGGGTTAAGGCAAAGATAGATGGTAGGATAGAACAGAATCGAGGCTACGGGTGTTAATTATATTATTTAACCAGCATTAAAAAACAAAACGATGGAAAACACATGTAAGGGAGAAACCACGCTGGTCGCACAAAAGACCAGGTATTAAAAGAGATATCTGGTCGTATAGGAACAAGACATCAGCGCAAACTCAGAAAGTTCTCTGAGGGTTTCAATGAAAAATTCAGCTTCTTTCTTAGAAGCAACAGATCGGGGATACTCACATTTTGTGGTGAGGACGTACAAGTAAAATATGACCCCAATGGCGTTGATTGTAAAGAGGGTTTTAGGTTGTATGATGATGGCCATTTCAAAGGCGGTAAAGTGATAACATCAAGACACCCAAACATCTTAAGATCTGTAATAATAGGTAAAAAATCATGGGGGTTGTGGCTTGATCAGTGGACAGATGGTATAGCTGATTGGTGCTTCACACGTGAAGAAATCCTTGATGAGTTCAAGAATAGAAATATAATAATTCCAGAGTCGTTTTTAAAAGATTTTGATAATCGCCTGGAGAAGAAAAAAAAGAAACGTTATGAGTAACAGACGGTATTTTGTTTACATGAAGAGTGGGCGCAAGTTCTGCGTTGAGGAATTTGGTGATCCGCATGTCCAATGGGGTAATGTAATCCCTGGCCAAAATAAGATCGAAAAGGTGACTTCCAAGATGAGTGAAGTGATCGATGAATCAAACACCGAAATAACCAAAGAAAACGGTTATAAGAACATCTGTATGCTCGAAATGGGTACATCACCTATGGCTTATATTGAAGCTCTCGATGCCAGTGGCGTTGAAAGATTTGAGAACGCCGATTTTGTTGAATATTTGGACTAAAAATTTGGTAGTTTCATTTTGATTTGTTACTTTTGTAAAAAAGAATATAATGCTTAAGATAGGATTAACTGGCGGAATGGGTGTTGGTAAAACAACCATATTGAAAGAGTTTGAAAAACTGGATGTTCCGACATATGTCATGGATGATAGGTTAAAAACTCTCATCAAAGAAAACAAAGAGCTGAGGGTAAAACTCATTGAGTTCCTGGGGCCGAATGTGTTTGACGAAAACAATGAATACAATCGCAAATATGTTGCTGAGGTTATATTCAATGATAAGGTGAAAAAAGTTGATCTCGCTTTAATCTTTGATCGTTATCTAAAGGATGATATTTATGCTTTTTACGATAAGTACTGGTACAAATCATATGTCCTTGTTGAATCGGCCATATTCTTTGAATATGATATGGATGACCTGGTTGATTTCATGATTGGTGTTAATGCTGGTTCTGAGGTTAGAATGGCCAGGATCAGAGCCAGGGACTTGGGCCAGGATGAAACGCAAATCATGGCAAAGATAAAGAACCAGATGCCGCAAGATGAGAAGATGAAGTATTGTGATGTTGTTATTGAAAATGGGGGTGAGGTTAATGTAGCCGAGATCGAAAGATTACATCGTTTCTTTAACAAGATTCATAATCTTAACCGAAAACGAACTATTTATAGATAGTATAAGACGATATGGCTGAGTGGTTGAAGGCGATGGTCTGCAAAACCATTGGAGAAATCCCACGTTGGTTCAAATCCAACTATCGTCTCGGTAAAAAAGAAAGGTCGGAGTTTTCCGACCTTTTATAATTTTGATTATCAGCAAGATATTTATATAGAACGCAATAACCTAAACCCAGGTTATGAAGCATAATTATTTAAACTTAAAATATGGACGGTGACCCTAATAAACAGAATAAGAACAGCCCTTCGCTCAAGGGAACAGTTAGCCACAATATCTTTATTTCTCGGGAGTTTTTTCTTACCTTTTGGTTACGACGGGCTATTCGCTCTAATAATGCAATCGACAGGTTCTTATTGGATTACGGATTTAATTTTTTACCTTATTTCGGTACTTTTCTTTACATTACATTATTTCTTACGAAAATCGTAACCAAGTGCTGATTTTACGATTTCCCATACTATTTATAGTAAATGGTTTTATGAACAAATCCGAAAAATTCATTCATCAAGCAAATAATGTACATAGTAATAAATACAATTATTCGCAAATTGATTACAAAAATGCAAGAACTAAGGTTGAGTTGGTGTGCTCAGAACATGGTTCATTTTTTGTAACCCCAGATAATCACATTAGATTAAAAACTGGTTGTCCGACATGTAAGGGTGGTGTCAAATTAACAACACAATCATTCATTGATAAGGCTAACATCATACACCAGAATAAATATACTTATACCGACTGTAATTATGTTAATAATAGAACACCCGTCATTATAACGTGCCCTATTCATGGCATTTTCATTCAAAAGCCAGCCGATCATATAAATGGTTGTGGTTGCCCCGATTGTGGGTTATTAAACATTAAAAAATCCAAATTAGATAATAATGAATCATTTATTAATAAAGCCGTATTGAAACATGGTAGTAAATATGATTATTCCGATGTTGTTTATATAAACACTAACACCAAAATAAAAATTATATGTAAAGATCATGGCCCGTTTGAACAGCGGCCCAATGATCATGTTAAAGGTATCGGATGCCCTAATTGTAAATTATCTAAAGGGGAAGAAAAAATCAAAAATTTTCTTGATAATAATTCAATAATCTACACTCAACAAAAAAGATTCCCCGAATGTAGATATAAAAAACCATTACCATTTGATTTCTTCTTAATTAAACAGAATATTTGCATAGAATATGATGGTAAACAACATTTTATACCGAACACAATATATAGTAAAAATTATGAAGAAATGATGTTGAAGGATAAAATAAAAAATGAGTTTTGCTCACAACCAGGCTCACCTAAATTAATACGTATTTCATATATTGATTATGAAAATATTGAAAAAATAATTGAAGATGGTATTTAAAATTTTACTCGAGATTTCTACCTTTTGGTTACGATGGCTTGTTTGCCCTAATCATGAAGTGGACAGGATCGTACTGGATAACCGACATCATATTCTATCTTATATCGGCCACATTCTTTTTGTGCTATTACTTTTTACGCAGATCCTCTAAGAAAGGTGAATGACTACCTTATTATCCACCAGCACTGGTTCAATTTTGATATCTTTGGGATGAATATCGTTTTTATCATGATGTAACGGTTCTTGTATTTCAATTTTACAGGAACCGTTATTTTTTTCAATCTCGGTTAAGTGATAACCGTTAAAAGGTGATAACAAACACAAACCCCCAGCGAGGTCTCTTTCAAACACCAATCCAATTTGATCTGGGCCAGCTATAATACCTTTAACCCAATCAACTTTTTGATTGAGCGTATTTGAATACAAATCTTCATACCTCTCACCATCAACCGAAAACAAACAACGCTCAGTTATTTCATCCACGGTGAGGTAATGATTATAATTTGCGGTCATTAGAGTTACATCTTTTAGCGACATATCTATAAAGTTTGCATTAATAGTTGTTTAACGTAGTGTTGAGATATCATACGTTCGATTATTTTATTAAGTACCCCAATCTCGTCATCAGTTAGATTAGAATTCAATAAAAATGTTTCATATTCCCCAATCAAATCTGGGTTTATGTTATATTGACGCAATCTCTCAATGTTATCTCTTATCTTCGATAGTTTAGTTAAATTATCCATAAGACACAATTATAAGAAAAATATTCCATAATGTCAAGTTAGCCGATTTTGAATATGGCTTTTTTTGGTTTGACTTTCTTTTCAATCCCTTTATATTTTAAAGTTAATTCCACCCCATGATCGTTGAATGAGGAAAGAATACTTTTCCTAACATATAAACCCAATTCACCACCTTCAAGCTGATATATTAATTCCGTTGGGGTAAATGTATTTTTGCTGAGGTTCATAAGACCACATAATGATAATTTATCTTTGTGTGTGGATAGCTTATCAAAAAAAGCGTCATCCATTTTACTAAACAGATGATTTTGGTTCCTTGTGAAGTAAACCAGGTAATGAAACTCATAATAATCCATACAATACTGGAAATCGGTTGTTAGATCCGTTAGTTCTGACAGATATAATAACTTTCTCAGGTTCGGTGTTAGTCTGACATAGTTAGCGTATATTTGTGACATTAAAATCTAATATTAAACTTTATCTGGATATCAATTTTAGATATATCCATTATGTTAGCCAAAACCGATTTGGGTAGTATTATGATAGTTCCGTAGGATTTAGAAAAGTCTTTACGTATTTGGAGGTATTTCTCCGTTACCTCAAATTCATCAGCTATATCCACAAATATTCGATTGTTGATTATGTACTCTGGTTTAACCAATACTCTTTCATTGATGAAAAACACCTCATCGTTCGGTTTTATCCTTAAATTTTGGTATTTGCACCACTCCATTAAATTTGTTATTTCTGTTTCCATAAGTTTTTTTTACAAAAATAAATATTTTCTCAAAAAAATTACATACCTTTGCGAAATATTTATTTAAAAATGCAAAAAGTATCATACACTGCGGTTGTGCTTGATTCAATATCAAGGGAAAGACTGAGACAAGAATTTTATAGTTGGGGTGGTGCCATACCACAGGGTTGGGAATGGATCGCTCATCATATGACCATAAAGATGGGTGCGTTGGCCGAACCAATGCGTTCTGAGTTAGTGGGTAAATCGGCTCGTTTGGTTATAACCAAATTGGGAATGAGCGATATGGCCCTGGCTGTTGGGGTTAAGGGTGTTTATTCTGAAAAGAGTGAACCACACATTACCCTGGCCGTAAACAAGGCCGAGGGCGGTAAACCACAGATGTCAAACCTGATAAGGGATTGGAAACCATACGAAACCGATTTTGTTTTGACTGGGGTTATAACCGAAGTAAAACAGATCGACCCAAAAAAAAAGTTAACTGAGGGTTACGATGTTAAAAAATTACCTTTCTTTGCCGATATAACAAAGTTGGGTGGTAAAATATACCAAGTTGGTGGTGCCGTAAGAGATTTGTATCTCGGAAAGGAGTCAAAAGACCTGGATATCCTGGTAACTGGTGTACCTGCCGCAGAATTGAACAAAATACTGTCAAAATACGGCAAGGTTGACATGGTGGGTGCTTCATTTGGCGTAATTAAGTTTACACCACCAGGTGGCGAAGAAATCGACATTGCGATACCAAGAACCGAAAAGAAAGTCGGCGCTGGTTACCAGGGTTTTGATGTAAACGCCGATCACACCCTACCAATCGAAAAAGATCTGGAAAGACGGGACTTTACCATTAACTCAATCGCCAAAGATAGCGAAGGTAGTATTATAGACCCATACGGCGGTGTTAAAGACCTTAACGCTAAAGTTATCAGGGTAACTAACCCAGAGGCATTTGGTGATGATCCGTTGAGGATGTTGAGGGCTGTTCAGTTTGCTTCAAGGTTCGATTTTACAATTGAACCAAGAACGTTTGAATTGATCGAAAGAAACGCAGATAAAATATCTGAAATATCAAAAGAAAGGATTTTGATCGAATTTGATAAGATAGTACACAAAGGTAACCCACATGTTGGTGCTGTTTTGTTGGATAAGAGTGGGTTGTTCAGAGGTATTTTCGGTACAGGGTTCGATGGTGATTTTGAGCCGTTTGATTATGTTACCAGGATGAGTGAGTTCATATTCTGGTTGATTAAAGGTATCGTTGACCAGCCAGACCATTACTTCAAGAACATAATGAAGGGTGAAGATAAGGTTACGAAAGAAATTGCCGCTTTGTCTTATTTGTACGCTAATTTGCCAGGTGATGATGTAATAAAACAAAGATGGGTATATTTTCATCTAAATAAGTTGGCACCTTCAATATTTTTTAGTAAGTTTGTGCAAAGTCACCTAAATGACGTTATGGATGACTTCATGACCAACAAATATCCAGCTTCAATCTCTAAACTTGCCGTTAACGGTAACGATTTGATGGAAATGGGTTATAAGGGCCAGGAAGTTGGTAAAGCCTTGATGAATATCATCGGTGCCATCTACAGTGACGAAATCAGCAACAATAAGGCTGAGATTATTAAATATTTAAAAGGAGAAAAGACAATGACAGAAGATACACAGAAAGGCACCAAAAAGGTCGTTTTTTACGACTTTGATGCCACGATAATGGATTCACCTCACCCAGACCCAGGAAAGCAAATTTGGGCCGAAAAAATGGGTAAACCATACCCTCATAAAGGATGGTGGGGTAGAAATGAGAGTTTGGACTTGAATGTGTTCGATATTCAGCCAAACCAGGAGATTTATGCTCAATACAAAAAAGATGCGGCTGATCCCGATACAAAGGTTGTTTTGTTGACAAACAGGATACCTCAGAACTCAGAGGCCATTAAAAAGGTGCTGGCTAAGCACAATATCACATTCGATGCCTATTCCTATAAGAAAGATCATAAGGAGAAAGGTGAAAGAATATGGGATATTCTACACAACCAGTTCCCAGATTATAAGATGTTTGAGTTTTATGATGATGATCTGAAACATCTGTATAACGCAAAACAAATGTTCGAGGATGAACCCGATTACAAATTCAAGTTGTATCACGTGGTTCACGGTAAAGTACAAAAATAAAATAAGCCAGGATTTACCTGGCTTATTTAATTACTGAGTAAATATTATTAAATCTGGCGACTCTATCGTCTAACCCGTGAGTACCACCGTTAATTTTTTTCGTAATATCTGTTATTGTTTTAATGTCTGAGCCTTTAGTACACATTTCCCATAATTTAGTTTTTTGGAAGAAAAATGCAGCGGAGGCTAATGGATATTTGTTGGAAACCAAATCTGGATTAGCAACACAATCTTCACCGATAAAGTCACTAAAACTCTTGTAGTTTATTCTACCAGTTAATTGAATGTATCCACGTCCTCTAAAATTATAACCGTCACCCGAAGCTTCGTTACCGTTACCGTTTTGGTTAGCATATACGAAATTAGCCAACTCTTTAGGTTTTTTAACGTACTTTTTGGCGTTTTCAAGTTCCGCAGCCTCAACCACACGATTGCGATTCAAATCAACATCGCTTTTAAAAATTTGTGCTATGCGATTCACATCGGAATAGTTTAAATTTTCTTGTAATGTTTTAAAATTACCTGATTCATGGGCACATTGCGATAAAAAGTGCGCTAATTGTAAGTTAGATGTTACATTAAACTTTGTGACAATGGTTGGTAATTCGGTTAAAACTGTTTCTGGTACCAATTTAGCGGTTCTCAATTTTTGTATTGTGTCTTGTATGTTCATAATGATAATTTATTATAAATATCCTAAAACTAAAAAAAATTTTGTTGGTAAAATTATTTTGCTTACTTTTGTCAAAAATCGCAAAATGACTCAAAATCTTGGATATTGCTGTATATCAATGGGAATCAATGAAGGTGTTGCCAAAAAAGACCAGATTACGGTTAATCGTGGTATGGTTAAAAAAACATTCACCGACAAAGGTTTATCCTATGTATCAGAATTGGTACAGCAGAATCTTACGGATTGTCTGCGTGTTTTGAAGTATAACTTCTCTAAGGGTATTATGGTTTACCGTATGTCCAGCGATATGTTTCCGTGGATGACACATTATAAGATATCCGACTTACCAAACCACTTCAAAATCAAGACACAATGCAAACTGATCGGACAGTTTGTCATGGAGAACAACATACGTGTTGGATTTCACCCTGGTCAGTTTTGTGTGATTGCATCTGAAAACCCTGATACGGTAAATATGTCAATTACCGAATTGGATAGACACGCTGAGATCTTGGATATGATGGAACTACCGCAAACACCGTTTTACGGGATCAATATCCATCTGAGCAACACCAAGCCGACATTGGAAGATGCCGCTGCTCGTTTTTGTACTGAATTTCAGCGTCTTAGCGAAAGTGCTAAGAAACGTCTGACTATTGAGAACGATGACAAAGAAGCGCAGTATACCGTGAAGCATTTGTATGATCTGGTACATAAAAACATCAACATACCAATCATACCAGATTCTTTACACTATCAGTGTCACCCTGGCGATATGTCCTGGGAAGAAACATTCAAATTAGCCATATCAACGTGGGGTGATATTAAACCATTGTGCCACCACTCGACATCGGCTAAGTTGTACGAAGATGAGAAGGAAACAAAGCGTACCCATACCGAGTACCTTCATGAGCGATTTGAGAACTTTGATGTTCCAGTTGATATTGAACTGGAATGTAAGATGAAAGACTTGGCATTATTAAAATATAAAAAAGACTATCTATGACAATACAAGATTTGAGAGATAAGGGCTTGATGCTCTTTGAAGTAATATCGGGATCACGTGCGTATGGTACAAACAAACCAACATCCGATATCGATTACAGGGGCGTATACATATTACCCCAGGAGAACCTTTATGGGTTCAATTATATCGAACAGGTTTCCGATGCAACCAATGATTCGGTTTACTACGAAATCGGTAGGTTTTTACAGCTGTTACAGGCCCAGAACCCGAACATCATCGAATTGTTCAACATGCCAGAGGAAAACATCATCTATAAACATCCTATGTTTGATGAAATACTCAAACACAGAGGTTCATTCCTGAGTAAAGTATGTCGTGATTCATTCGGCGGGTATGCTGTGGCGCAAATACAGAAAGCCAGGGGATTGAATAAGAAGATAGTAAACCCAATGCCGAAGGAACGCAAATCCATATTGGATTTCTGTCATGTGATTGATGGTTATGATACCGTATCTTTGAGAGAAGTAATAGAAAAAAATCTCGTTCATTCGATTGCTCAACAGGGCGAACAAATGAAACAAGAAAACTGTGGTTTGGTAAACGTACCCCATGCCAGGGATGTCTACGCTTTATTTTACGACATAGGCGGCTCATTGGGTTATCGAGGTATTGTTAACGCCGATGATACCTCAAATGAGGTTCGTCTTTCGTCAATACCTAAAGGTCAGTCACCGATAGCTACCATGATTTACAACAAAGACGGTTATACCAAATACTGCAAGGATTACAAGGAGTATTGGGAGTGGGAAGAAAAGAAAAACCAGGACAGGTTCAACACCAACATGGAACATGGTAAGGGTTACGACTCTAAGAACATGATGCACTGTATCAGACTGGTTCGTATGGCCACTGAGATAGCCGAACAAAAGAAGGTTATTGTTAGGCGGCCCGATGCTCCAGAATTGATGAAGATAAGGAACGGTGAAATGGAGTATGATGCACTCTTACAGGAAGCGGATGAAAAGATAAAACTATTGGATGAGTTGTACGCTAAGTCAGATCTACCAGCCACAATAGATAAGAATTTTGTTAACACGTTGTTGATAGATTTCAGAATGAAATTTTATGGGGAGAGAAAATCCTAATTATAAGACATTGAAACGATTCAAACAAGACATAGTACTCTATAAGGAATTATTAGAAACCTATATAGATCTAAATTCAAATGTCATGTTTGAATTGTTTTATGGTAGCACATTAAGTGACTATGCCGACATGGATACCGATATACCGAAGTATAACCCTAAATCAAAATCGAGTAGGGGCGTTATAAAGTATCCGTTGTTTCTAAGTCAAATGGCTATGTTATATCGGTTAGACACGGCGAAATATAAGGGGCAACTTAACGACGCTCTCTTTGAGTTCTTTGCGTTTAACTTTAGGAATAACACCATCTTTATTGTGAATAATGAGGGGTTTCTGATTTATATTTTAGTTGCTCAGGTTACCAAACAACAAATTGTGGCGATTAACACATTCTATTCACAACATATTGATGACCTGGATAGTTTTCAATATGTGAGCAGGGAATATAATCCTGATATTGAACCATTCAAACCTTTGGGGGCGAAAGTAATCCTGGGCGTTAAACAGGAAGATGTTGTTATCACATATTTTTAAAACCATTTGGAAGTGTGAACTTTTTTAACTATTATTGTAGCATGGCATACACATACAGAAAACCAAAGGATGTAAAACATCTTTTTGAACTCTTGGGTAAGACCAAGACAAACTGGGATTTGGCAATTCCTGGTAATATAACCGAAAGTCAAAAGTATTTTGACATGTACGCACCCATTGTCTTGATATATGAAAATCAGACAAAATTAATAGGTGCCGCACATGGTAAAATGCCTGGTGGGCCGAGAGTAATAGACCCGTCAGATGTCGACATAACCAACACTTTTACAAAGGCTCGTTTGAATGAGATCGATGTAATGATAAAACAACTTGAAATATTTTAATATGACACAAGAAGCACTTGAATTAAGGATGTACTCATTAGTGATGTACAACCTAAGCGGTATACAGAAAGGAATACAGGCGTATCACGCCAGCATACGATATGCGTTAAAGCATTTCAATGATGAGGATTTCCAGCAATGGGCATCAAAGGATCAGACCGTAATATTATTATCTGGTGGTGGTTCTGGCGATATGATAATGAACTGCGAAGAAATGAAAAAGATCGGACTCAAGTTCGTTCAGTTCCATGAACCAGATCTAAACTTCTCGTTATCAGCCGTTTCATTCCTATTGGATGAAAGGGTTTGGAACAAAGAGAAATACCCAGACTTTAGAAAGTGGATGGAATTAACCTATCCTGGTGTACACAATAGGGATTATCCTAATTACACAGACGAATGGGTTAAAAGCATAGGTGGCGAGGATATTCGCAAGAGAAGAGAATTTGTTTCACAATTTAGATTAGCGTAATATGAAAAAAACACAAAAAACAAATTTGAACCCCTCTGAAAAGATATTGTTCTTGGTAAGAGGGGTTCCGTAACCAGGGTCAGGTAAGAGTACATTTGCCAAGGAATTGGTGGGTGGCGCTGATTACCTTGTATGCGAAGCCGATAAGTTCTTTATCAACAAGGACACAGGTGTATATGAGTGGGATCCAACTAAAATAAAAGAAGCTCATGAATGGTGCCGTAACATGGTTGAAACATACATGAAGGATTCGTTAAAAAACGATCAGTTCTACCGTCAGTTTGCCGTATCAAATACGTTCACCCAGGAATGGGAAATGAAGCCGTATTTCGAACTTGCAAGGAAGTACGGATATAAGGTATTCTCTGTAATCGTTGAAAACCGTCATGGCGGACATAACGTTCATGGTGTACCAGACGAAGCATTGGAAAAAATGAGAAATCGTTTTGAAGTAAAATTGTAACAATGAGTAAATACCATCTGTTCCTTGATGATGAGAGGAACCCCAAAGACTGCTGCAATTACATGCCCAATAAAAGATACTATTGGGAAACAGAGTTTATTGTGGTTAGAAACTATGAGGATTTTGTTAGTACAATAAAAGAACAGTTTAAAAATGGTAATCTCCCAGAATGTGTGTCTTTCGATCATGATCTGGCTGATGAACACTATTCAATAGGTGTCTCAAGTAAAGAAGACTGGGAAGATTACCATTTTTATTCGGATCGTGAAAAAACTGGCTATGACTGTGCTAAATATTTAACAGAGTTTTGTGCCGAGAATAATTTACCTTTGCCAGAATACTACGTTCACTCGATGAACACCATCGGAAGAAAGAACATTGTATCGTGGTTAGAAAACTTTAAAAAGCATCATGCTATACACTAAACAACAGGCCGCAGATAAAATCAACGATATATATGCGTTGAACAAAGCTGAAAACTATAATAGTGGTGTGAAATTACCATATATGGAACAGGTATTGGAAAAACTGAACAACCGTCAACCAATATCATTGGCGTATATGATTACGGAACCACTTAGTGGAGGAATAAAGGATTTTAACGTCACACCAACTGGATTTGGGGGTGATTATACGGTTGAACCGATACGAGAAATCACCCTAAAATTAAAAATGCTCATACTGGTTCCCATCGGTGATGCGTGGACTGACGATATAACGATGAGACTTCTTGTATTGTCTGGGTTAAATTACGATCAATCATTTTTTGATCAAATACTTAATACTCGTTATATGACCTATAGAGCTAATCGTACTAATATCGAAAGCATATCGGAAGCCCAATTATTTGAAGAATTTATTAAAGCACAAAACGACCTTATATGAGGATTTTTTTAGACACGGAGTTCACGGGTTTACACAAAAACACAACCCTCATATCCATCGGACTGGTGAGTGAAGAAGGGCACAAGTTCTATGCTGAGTTCAATGATTATGATAAATCACAATGTGATGATTGGATCAATGAACACGTTATCAGCAAGTTAAAGTGGAATGACGTAAATGTCTTTTTCGAGGCAAACACAGAAACCAAAACCACATTCGCTAAGAACGATAAAGAGCGCATATCCACTATATTACATATGTGGTTGAAGCAGTTCAAAAAGATTGAGTTCTGGGGTGATGTGATAGCATATGACTGGATTTTGTTCATGGATTTATTGGGTATGGGTTCTCCGATGAGAAAAATGCCAAGTAACTTTACTTCTTACCAGGCTTTTGATATATTTACAGCGTTGAGGGTGAAAGGCTTAAATCCCAGGCAAAACAGACACAACCTACTGGGGTTGGAGGATAAAATAAATCAGCATAATTGTTTATATGATGCTGAGACGATAAAGATGTTGTATGACAAGTTCCTGGCAGTACCAGCAGTTTCTTGAGGACGGTAAAGTAATTGAAAAAATGTTTAGTGACTATTTAAAAGAATACGGCAATGTCTACTCATCAACTAACAATGAAGACATTTGGGAACACTGGGATTTAAAACTAATACCCGAAGTTCCAAGTTGCCCATTTATCATATGGGGCCGAAACAATCTCAACACCACTTACGATGTAAAAAGCATTAAGAGCAAAACCAGGGGTAAATTACCTGATGACTCAATACATTACATTGAATTTCAAAATGTGGTTGGTAGAGCGGGGTGGATATATGGTAAATCAGACTATATATCTTTTGAAACAAATACAGAATGGTTGGTTATTAACAGACTCGAACTAATTAAAACTTACGAGAAGTATAAAAACCAGATTGCTGTGGTGAAGCCCTATAAAGACCCAAAATTGTATAAATTATACCATCGCCAGGATCGTAATGATCGATTCATCATGGTTGAAACAAGCGGATTAAGAGAAATTGCTAATATAATAAAAAAGTAAATTAAACACAAAAAATGGCAACAGTAAAGAAAACGGTGGTTAAAAAGACCGTTACAAAAAAAACAGCTACTAAGAAAGCAACAGCGCCTAAGAAAGCGGCAGCTAAAAAAGTAGTGAAGAAAAAAGCAACAGCGGATGACGCTGAAAAGAAATTAGGCGAAACCGATGTGGTTGTTGTCCTTGACCGTTCTGGTTCTATGAGAAGTATCCAGGATGCTACCGTAAAGGGTTATAATGAGTTCATTAACGAACAGATGAATGCAGAGGGCAAGGCGTTCATCACGCTTATCCAGTTTGATCACAGATACGAAGTTCATTACAAATCAACACCAGTTGAGGAAGTAAATGACCTGGTAGTGGGTGAAACCTTCGTACCAAGAGGTATGACAGCATTACACGATGCTATCGGTAAGACAATCAACGAATTTAACACTGATCGTGACGTTACGTTTGTAATCATCACTGATGGTGATGAAAATTCAAGCCGTGAGTACACTGGTGAGGCGGTTAAGAAAATGATCCAGGCGTGTGAAAAAGATAAGCAATGGAAATTCGTTTATCTGGGTGCTAACCAGGATGCGGTAACTGTGGCTAAAAACTACGGTATCGGCGGTTCAAATGCTTTGACATACACAGCAGATGCTAACCACACAACTATGGCATTCGCTAACGTATCAAGTAATGTTAGCAGCATGAGATCTTCTAAAATGGAGTACTTGAAGAAAATGAAAATTGATACCACTGTTACATATAGCGCAGCTACTATGGACATGATGGCTAAAGATCTGGAATTCTCCGATGACCAGAGAAACAGTTCAGTAGACGCAAAACACTAATTATGGGACAGGTAAAGTATATAGACGCAAAAACGGAATTTGATGGTGTATTAGCAAGCACAGCAAATGTATTGGTTGATTTTTACGCCGAATGGTGTGGGCCATGTAAACAATTATCACCGCTTTTGGACATTATCGCCAGTGAAATGGATAATGTTCAAATAGTTAAGGTGAACGTTGATAGTGCGGCTGAATTATCAACAGAATACGGGATTACATCTATCCCGACCATGTTCTTCATAAAAGACGGACAGAAGGTAGAATCGATGAAAGGGTTCATTCCGAAAACCCAGTTAGTCGGGAAAATAAAGACTAACTTCGGAATATAAAAATAACCCCAGAAAAAATCTGGGGTTATTTGTTTAAGTCAAATTATTTTAGTACTTTTGTAAAAATAATTAAAAATATTGATAATATATGAATAAGAATCATTGCGGTATTGTAACCGTATTAAGAAATGTAAGGCCACACCCAAACGCCGACAAAGTAAAGTTGGCAACATGTCATGGAAATCAGGTGGTCGTTGGGTTGGATAACAAAGACGGTGACCTTGGTGTTTATTTCCCTTGTGATTTAGCGTTGAGTCATGAGTTCGCTTATGCCAACAACCTTTACAGAGAAAAAACAATGAACTCTGACCCAAATGATAAACCTGGTATGTTTGAGCCTAACCGCAGGGTTAGAGCGCAGAAGTTCAGAGGTGAAATATCTGATGGATTCTGGGTGCCTATGTCATACTTCAACTTCATCAAGGGTTTGCCTGTTGATTTATTAGATGAAGGTTATGAATTTGATACAATAGGGAAAACACCTATTTGTAACAAATACATCAACCCATCGACCATAAAAGCCGCTCAGCAGAATCAACCAAAAAAGACAAAGACTGCGAAGACATCAATCATGTTCAAAGAACATATCGATACCTCTCACTTTGGGCGTTGTATGCATGAAGTGAGACCGAATGATTTAATCATCATCACGGAAAAGTTTCATGGGACATCTCATAGAGTGGGTCATGTGTTGACTGAACGTCCACTTAAGTGGTGGGAAAAGATTCTCGTTAAACTGGGTGTGGCTATCAACAAAAACGAATGGACTTACCTTAACGGTACACGTAGGGTTGTTCTTGAAGAATCAAAGCGTGACGGGCCACAGTATCACGACCCAACAATCAGGGAAAAAGCATTCAACTTGTTTAAGGGAAACCTTAGAAAAGGTGAAACTGTTTACCTCGAAATTGTGGGTTACGATAACGGCACAACACCAATTATGCCAGCGGTGGACACAACTGCGTTGAAAGACAAAGAGTTTACCAAGACATATGCAAATATGGAAAATAAAACACATATGGTATATTCATATGGGTGTGCGGAAGGGACATCGGATGTTTATGTTTATCGTATGACTATGACAAATGTCGATGGCCAGTCGGTTGACTATTCATGGGATGACGTTATGAGACGTTGTAATGAATTGGGTGTGAAATACATGCCAGAGCTTGCTCGTTTCACTGTCGGTGAATTAAAAGCCAACGAAGAATTAAAGGGACATTTTTTTAATGATGATCGTGACTTCCAGGATTTTCTGTTGAATGAAGTAGATATTTATTCTAAAGGAGCCTCACTTGTTGATATAACCCACATAAGAGAAGGTGTTTGTGTTAGGTTAGAATCTGGTCTCGCACCAAGAATCTACAAGCATAAGTCATTCGAATTCAAAGTGTTAGAAGGGTTAGCTAAAGACTCAGGTGTGGTTGACATGGAAGAATCTAACTAATGAAAAAGAATGTTTATATTGAGGATTTTATAGAAGAGAAAAGAAAAACCGATAAGAAAAAATCAGGGGTGTTAACATATTGGTCAAAGGTTGATAATCAGTTTTTGATCAACTATGTTAACATTTCTTTTTTAAAGAAAGACAGGAAAGATACTCTTAAAATAGTTAGGGAAACTGAATCAGGTAATGATTTTTTATTTTGGGCGGAGTCGCCAGAGGGTAAAAAGTTTTATAACGATAACTACAATAAGATAGCTGCGGCTATCAAAGAACAACAAGTTAAACCCTGGTTGGATTATGAGTACCGATTGGAAAAAAAATAACCCATTTGATCTTGAAGAGGAACCCTCAAGATCTTTTGTGCTTAGCTGTGACATAGACGATTCATCAGCATTTGAGGTAATGAAATACCTGTTATTCATTAATGACTATGATGACTATAAAGAGGAAACGGTTAAAGATTATGTGAGGAGACCTATTAAATTCTATATTAACAGTTTTGGTGGTAGTGTATATGACGGCTTTGCAATTGTTGGGATGATTGAAAATTCTAAAACGCCAGTCCATACCTATGCTTATGGCTCGGTGATGTCTATGGCGTTATTGATATTTGTAACAGGCCATTATCGTGTTGCTAATAAGTTTGTGTCATTCATGTATCACGAGATTCTGGATCAGCCCGAATATGAAAAGCTAAGTGCAATATCGGAGAATATAGAAGAAAGTAGGCGAATCATGAGCGTGTATGATACTCAATTATTGGCCAAAAGTAAAATCAAGACAAAAAATCTTGATTATTATAAGAAAAACAAATCTGATTGGTATATGACGGCTGAAACTGGACAAAAATATGGTTTTGTTGACGAAATAATTTAAAATGCTAAGAACTAAACGTAACATATCGTTACATGTTGATGAAGAATACATAAGAAGATGTGCGAAACAACTAACAGACAAATATGATGAGGTGGGTGCATTCTATCGACAACTAACCAAAGCTGGTCTTATAAAAGTTATTAACAAGGGTTGGTTATATGACCCAAACGAATATGATTTTACGTTTAGGGTTAAATCAGATGTGGTGGATCAAGAGGACTTTGTTGTTCTTTGTAAATCCACTATGGTTGATTTGATAAAGTTGAGAAAGATAATACAATACATCATAATAGAAAAACTAACGTATGAAAATTGAAGATTACTTCAAAACACATTATAATATCTCTGATAACATATTACTTCAGAAATACGATAATCTTTGGGGTGCTGGAGATAAAATGACCATCTTGTGGATGCAAATGAATATCCGAAGAGCAAGCCGAGTTACAGGCTACGACCCAATGTACTTGGTTGATAAAATGGGGGTGGATTTATATTGTCATCTAACAAAAGATGATAGAATAAAAAAGATATTATCTTACGTTAACACCGAATATATAGTTGCATTCTGTAATAAGATAGTTTGGTGTGAAAGCGAAAAAATATATCGTAATATGCCATATCCGTATTTCGTCTTTACGAAAGACGAAATAATACCTGGTAATGGTTTGAGTCCTTATCACGAAAGAATGTACAAGGTTGTTGGTTAATTCAAATTATTTTTTTACCTTTGTTTTATGGACATTAATAAATTCATTGCGGATAAATGCCAACATGTATCTGGCAATTTATGTGAAACCGATCAATTAACTTTCGCTATGGTTCATGCGTTGGATAAAAACCATAGGCACATACCCGAGTGGTATAAAACACTCAGGGTTGGAAAGTTACTTGATTATTTCATAAATGAGCGTATTATTACCAAGTCACAGATTAGGTATAGATTTACTCTGGGGTATGGTTTCGATCCGATTCCTTTTAATGATGAGTTTAAACTGGAGCAATACCAATTAACAAATTTTACAATATTTGATTTATCGTTGGAAGAATTGACAATTATATCAAATATATTACCCTCAGAAGACATTAAAGCCGAAATTGACTTCAAAGTATCCGAACCATACTATTTGGACGGAGATAAAGATAAGCTACTGCAAAAATATAAGTTGTATTGTAAATTATGAATTTTTTTAAAAAGATCGCTAAAATTGTTGAACCCAAAACAGATAATAGGTATGAGTATGGTTGTGCCATGTTATATTTCGATTTCCCAGAGATGAAAACCCTCCATGGATTAATCCAACCACATGAATTATACGCACCAGAAACAGGAGGATATGGCCTGGAAGATGAACCACATATAACCCTGTTATTTGGGTTACATTCAGATGAAATAAATGATGATCATGTCCTGGACGCTTGTAAGGTTAGACCGTATAGTAACATAACGCTTAAGAATGTTTCATTATTTAAGAACCCCGAGTTTGATGTTTTGAAGTTTGATGTTGATGGTGAAGATCTTCACTATGTAAACAACATTCTAACCAAGTTTCCACACACCAACCGATTCCCAGAGTATCACCCACACGCAACGATTGGATATTTGAAGCCAGGTGCGGGTGATGAGGTTATAAAAAGGATTAAAATGGGTAAACCATATGTGGTTACACCTAAATCCATAGTCTATTCCAAACCAGATAAAACAAAGAAAATTATAAATCTATGATAGAAGTAAAATCAGTACTATTCTTGATTATAGTACATTTCCTCGCGGACTTTGCATTGCAAACACACAATCAAGCCACAAAAAAATCATCCTCAAACCTGTACCTAACTTATCATGTGGGTACATATGCTTTAACTTGGTTTTTTGCTATGTGGGCGTATAACGGTAGCTGGCTTATGGCGTTGAATTTCAGTATTATCACCTTCATGGCTCACTGGGTTACCGATTACACAACCAGTCGCATATCAAAGAAGTTCTTTGAGGCTCAGGATTATCACAACGGATTTGTGGTTGTTGGATTCGATCAGGTGTTGCACTATGCCCAATTGTTGGTAACTTATGTTGCGTTGTCTAAATTAATTTGGTAAATAAATTTGGTGATTTAAAAATAATTCACTACTTTTGTACTCATACATTATTAACAATAAAAACTAAAAAAATGGAAAAAGTAATTGCCGCACTGATGGTATTGGTGCTACTCGTTGTAATCTCAATCATTGTCGCTTTTCCGATTATGTGGTTGTGGAATCTCTGCCTGGTACCAGCTATACCTATGTTGGTTAAAATAACGTTCTGGCAAGCGTTGGGTATCAAAGTTCTTATCGGACTGTTGTCATACTCAAACTCGTCATCTTCCACATCAAAGAAAAACTAATGAAAGAAAAAATAATATTTGTCGATGTTGACGGCCCATTAGCCTATAATACGTGGGATTTGGGCCGATTCAAAATTGATGATATAAACATGCCGTACCCGTGGGTTCAGCAAGAATGTGATGCTTTGGCTGAAATAATTCGCAGAACCAATGCTAAGGTGGTGATCAGCTCAGATTGGAAGTATCACTACAGCATCGTACAGTTGGGTAAGATATTCGTTCATTACGGTATACCTAACAAAATCATCGGTATGACCGATGGTAACAAAGCTAAAATGAGTTCATACATTGAAATGGATAGAGCTTATCAGATAATGCGTTGGGTTGAGGGTAATAAAGATCTGATTGACACCTGGGTGGCTATTGACGATTTAAGGCTCGATAAATACTTTGAGGATGCCAAAGAAACGAGAAATATACCCGTATCTAAAGACAACTTTGTATGGTTGGATGGTGATTGGTCTGGAACCACCGCTAAATTATCAGAAAATGTTGACCTTATTGTAAAACTACTCAATAGAGAGGCATAATCGCTTTCCAAAGGAGCGAGATTCGATGAGAATCATGTTTTGATGGGTTGCTGGTGTCGGACATCAGCAATTAAAAACCATAAAAATGCCGTTATTTAAAGAAAAAACTCTCTTTCATGATCCGAAAGAAGGATTAACTCTGTGGATTAAGTTGATTAACCAAGAACTTGGTGTTTTTGAGCTCTACCTCTTAGATAGAGACTTTCAAGCGAGTTATCGTGTTGCCGAATTTGATGGTAAACGTTACAACGTCCTTAATCAACGTGTGTTTGGTGGTATATACTATAAGATAGTTAAAGAAAACCCATCCGTACTTGATGAGATAAAATCATTTATGTACTCATATAAACCCGAAAGTAATAGCTTTAGTGCTATGTGTGCGAGGCTGAGTGAGCGTTTTGATAACTGGAAAGAAAAGAAAAAAAGAGGAATACAAGGATTATGGAAACCAAAGAAGAATACAAACTAACTATATGGGACAAAGTATCATTATGGTGGAGGCATGAAGCCAGATACTATCATAAAGACCTTGCCAACGGTATTAAAAATTTAATACGTTGGTTTCCCGTCATATGGAAAGATCGTGATTGGGATGACCATTACATCTGGGCATTGATGATGAAGAAAATATCATTCCAGGCTGAGTACATACGACATAAAGGTATTCATGTTGATAACATACGTGATGCCCAAAGAATGGAACTTGCGGTTAGGTTGATGAAAGCTGTATCGGAAGAGCAGTATCAAGGTCTATATATGGATTATCATAAGACGGAAATGCATTTTGACCCAATTACCAAAGAAGATCTGGCTGATATGGATGAAGAGATGAGGGGTGAAATGGCGGGATGTTCAACATTAAGGATTGAAACATTATGGGAAAATTTCGATGAATTTTTTGCTAAATACCCCCACGCATATCGTGAGGTGACAAAAACCGATAAGTATATCTTTGACAACGATAGTAAACAAACAATAGCCATGAACATGGGGTATTACCTGCATGAAAAGGCGAATAGAATATTATTTACGTTATTACAACGTTACTTACACACTTGGTGGGATTAGTATGAAAAAGAAAATTTGTTATTTAGACATGGACGGCGTTCTCGCCGATTTTGAGAAGACATTATTTGAATTACACCCAGAGGTGCTTAACTACGCACCTGGCTCAGAGGAACGCAAGAATGCTGTTGATACATTCTGTCAAAGCAATGCTGGTCGTAGGATATTCCACGATCTGGATCCAATGGAGGATGCCATAGAATCATTTAACCTGCTATGTGAACATTATGACGTTTACATGTTGTCCACACCAATGTGGGGCTTACCAGAATCATATTCTGATAAGCGTATATGGGTTGAACGTGTTCTGGGCCCCAATGCCGAGCAGAGGTTGATTCTATCACACCACAAGAACCTGTTAATGGGCGATTATCTTATTGATGACCGTATTAAACATGGTGTTGATAAATTTGTGGGCGAACACATTCACTTTGGTCAGCCAGGGTTTGAAACATGGAAAAAAGTTATAGCTTACTTACGTAAAAAAGATAACTGGTAATGAACAAAATTACAAGCTATAAGGTCGGCCAGGAGGTGGAATTCTACTTCCTGGAGGCTAAACAAACTGGCATCGTTGAAGAGGTTGCTGGTAAAGATGGAACCGTTCTCGTTAAAACAAAAGATAACATAAAACATCGTGTTGGTTTAACGGAGAAGGAATCCAAATTCTGTTATTTTAATAAAAACTAAACATGAAAAGCAAAATAGTCCTGGTGATCTTGTTATTGACAATGATCACCATGATAACTTATATCTGGAATACCCAGAAAAACGATGCTATGCTAATGAAGCACTGGATTGAACTAATTATATTGGAAATTCTGGTTCTTGAATCATCGCACGTTCTAAAGGCGCTGATCACCAAATATGTAAAAGAAGAAAAATGATACTACAACTTAACCCCACTATACCCATAGTACGGGTTTGCGATAACATGAAAGGTTATGCTTTCCTTGTGATTGATTATTCACAAGAGCATGATCTTTTATTTACATGTGCCATGGAGAACGGTGAAATATGGTCTTTGAACAACAAAGAAATCAGAATCACAGAAAATTTGAGCCTCGGTAGAAAAAAAAGTTGGTAGTTTCAAAATCTTATCCTATATTTGCATTCTAAAACGATATAACAATGCGCACAGCACCAAACATGAATGATGAGTATGACGTTAAGACACTAAACAAACTTAACGCCAAACCATGGCAAATAGCATTACTGGAAAAAAATCCAAGTTACCCATTTTGGGGTAATGGCGAGGATTACATGTGGAAAAAAGAAGGTGAGGGTTGGGATTCCCCAGTGAAGTTGAAAACTTTTGCCGATCATTTCAAGTTGGATGAATACAACGAGTTGGTAAACTTTTATTTCCATGTATATCGTGAAAACCACGAGTGTCCGCACTGTAAGGGTGAGGGTTTAAATCCCGCCACATTAAAGATATCAAATGATTGGTATGCTTTTAGTCATGAAGCGAACCCAGCCGATAAATGGTGTGATAAGATCACCCAGGACGAGGTTGATGAATTGGTTAAGCGGGGTCGTCTCTCCGATTTCATGCCAGACCGCAAATGGTATCGTTTTGATGGGGAACGTAATCAGTGGATGGTTATGGATGATACTGGCGAATGGAAAGACCGCAAATGGGTTGATTGTGAAAAACCAGAGATGCCAACAGCGGAAACCATCAACCAGGCGCAGCGTGGTAAAGGTATGTACCATCACGATGCCATCAACAGGTGGATATGTATTGAAACCAGGGCAAAGCGCCTGGGCGTATACGGTCATTGCGAACATTGTGTTGACGGGTACATCTACGATGAACCAGAAGCAAGGGTTGGTCTCCAACTTTGGATTCTTCACCCAAGAAAAGGAGCATCACGTGGTGTTTATATCGAAAACATCGAGGAACATGAAGTTCCAGCGGTTATCGAATATCTGAAAGAAGCCGCTGAGCGAAATGCGAACAGGTTCTCAAAACTTTAATATGAAAAAAAAGATTATATTTCTCGATGTCGATGGTGTTCTCAACTGTAACGATTGGTACGTTGAGCGCCATCGGCTCGTTCAAGCTGGTGTGGAAACCAGGAATTACCCATACGATGAGTTTTCGCCAAGTATCGTTGCGAAACTGAATAAAATCACCGATGCAACTGGTGCTGAGATAGTGGTGAGTTCCACATGGCGTTTAGGGCGTGATTTAGCTGAATTACGAGATCTTTTCACTCGGGTTGGTATAACGGGCCATGTGTTGGATAAAACGCCGCATTTCGGCGGTATTGATGGTTATACTATACCGAGGGGTTGCGAAATCGAACAGTGGTTAGACCAACATAAGTTCCAGCGCATTAACTGGTCAATGAAAGCGCAAAAGGAATACGCTGAGAAGTCTGAGATAGACAACTACGTTATTTTTGATGATGATTCCGACATGTTATATAACCAGAGGGAACATTTCATTAAAACAAGCCAGAAAACGGGTCTGGATGACACCGATGTGGAAAGGGCAATCGAATTGCTCAAAAAACCCATATGGGAAGTTTACTATAAAGTCGATGGGCCTTTTTATGATGAGAATTTATACAAATAGGAGACTATTTATATAAAACTTAAAAAAAATGGATTTAAAAGACAAAATAGTGGGTATGGCTAAGAACGCCATTCCAACACCAATGCCGACTCAACCAACGCCAGAAACTCCGATAGTTGGTCAACCTGAAATGCCAATGAGCGTACCAGGTGGTTCGGATCCAGCGATGGATAACTTTAAAATGATGGTATCAGCATTATTCAGTTCAGAAGTGCAGGTACACATATTCCACTTACAGACAGTTGGTGCTGGGTCATTTGCGGCACATATGGCTTTAAACGGATATTATACTGGTATTCAAGACCTATTGGATGGTTTAATTGAAAGCTATCAAGGTAAATACAGCATCGTAACTGGATATAAATCAATGGAATATAAGGATTTCACATCAGTACAGGATTTAGTCACATATTTTACTGAGCTGGAAGGGTTGATTGAAATGAACAGATCAAGCATCAAAGAATCATATATTCAAAACCAAATAGATACAATTGTCGAGTTGATTAACTCAACTTTATACAAATTAAAAAATTTGCAGTAAACTGCGAATCCCTCAAAGAACCCCATAAAAAAAATTGTGGGGTTTTTTTGTTTTTTGGAAAAAATTGTCTAAATTTGCGGCATGAAAACGTTAATTCAAAATAGGAAAGCGAGATTCGATTACGAATTCCTGGATAAATATGATGCTGGTCTCCAATTATTGGGATCGGAGGTGAAAGCGATAAGGGCGGGTGAGGCCAGCGTTGTGGATGCCTTTTGTTATTTTGTGAAGGGTGAACTCTTCATAACTAACTTTCTTATACGTAGCAACAGCAAGTTTTTTGAGCATGACCCGAACAGGCCGAAAAAGCTTCTTTTGAATAAGAAGGAGTTGCGCAAGATACAATCCAAGTTGGAGAAGCACATGACTATCGTTCCCGTTTCGATATTTTTGAATGATCGTGGCAAAATAAAGTGCGAGATCGCTGTGTCAAGGGGTAAGAAGAACTATGATAAGAAAAAAACAATACTTGAACGTGAGTGTTTAAAAAATTCTTTAAAGGAATACCTGTAATCATAGTTCTTTTTTCGTTTTCGTACTATTTATATGTATGGAGAGATATACGGAACAAGAAACTCGTTATTTGTTAGCTAACTATGCAACCGAACAAAAAGATGTTATTTTAACTCACATTCACAAGTCATGGCACTCGATACAGAAAAAGGCACATAAATTAAAAATTAAGCGTTTCAATATTCAAAACAAAGGTAAAAACTATGGTAAATATAGCCGATTATTGAATAATGAGCCAGAAACTTTTTATTGGATTGGTTTATTAATGGCTGATGGTCATTTTGATAAGCGTGGGTTTATATCAATATCATTGAAAGACCGAGAACACGTTAATAGATTTAGACGATATCTGGGGCTACCAGAGTCAAATGTATTCGTTTTAACAATTTCGGATAGATTGGTTTTTGATGAATTGACAAGTCGATACGGTGTTGGTAGTAATAAAACTTATGAACCTTGTGTGCTAACATCATTTATTGATAATAATGATGCTTTTTTTTCGTTTATTATTGGTTTTATTGATGGTGATGGTTCAATAGACAAAAAAGGTGGAATACGGATAAAATGTCATTCATCTTGGTTAGATAATATAACCGCCATGATGAGATTTTTAGATGTAAATAATCCAGGTGCCAGAATAGATAAAAAAGGTTTAGGTTTGGCAGCTTTAAATAAACGGGATGTTTGTCGTGAAATTAAAAAACGTGCGTTAGATTTAAATTTACCGTTATTAACACGTAAATGGAGTCGTATTGATGAATATGAAATATCTAAACAACAAAAAAAACAGTATTGTTTGAGTTTCTTTGATAGAGGATTAACCCCTAAAGACGTTATCCAATTAAAAATATTAAGTACGAGCTTCATCCATAAAGTATACCGTTCATGGCTTAGCGAGAAGCCTTAAAATTAAAAGAATCTAAAAACCAAATGAAAAATTATGAAGTTTAACACAAACGAACGGGAAATATGGGTCTGTTCAGATCCCCACTATTCCCACAAAAACCTTATTAAGAGCCTGAGCTCATGGGAGTCGGGCGCACACCGTGACTTTAAGTCAATCCCTCACCACAACGACACGCTGGTGAATAACATTAACACTAACGTAAAGAAAGAAGACGTGCTCTTCATCCTGGGCGATGTTGCCTTTGGTGGTTTTGAAAACGTTAGGTTGCTTATGGATCGAATCATCTGTGATGAAGTCCACCTGGTTCTGGGTAACCATGACACACATATCAAATTTAACCGTGATAACATAAAAAACTGTTTTACGACAGTTAATACACGAATCGAGGTTCAAATTGACAACGATATGTTCGTGATGGATCACTACCCTATCAGGGAATGGGAAGGTTGCCACAAAGGTTGGTATATGCTTTACGGACACCAGCACAACACACCAGATAAGCGTTTCAGCAATGGTGACAATCGTTCAATGGATGTTGGGTTCGATGGACACCCAGAGTTCAGGCCATATCATATCAAAAGGGAAATCATACCCCTGTTGAAAAATAAGGTGTACCAGGCCCATCATTAATACTTGTTTTATTTGACGTATTTTCTTATTTTTATAAAAATTGTGAAATATGTCAGATTTAAAAGTAACACCAACTAATCCATTTTCGTCTAATAACCCCGATTTATTAAGATATTACAAATCAATTGAATTAATTGATAACGATATATCGAAATTAAGAGAGGAGTTAAAGCGGAAGACAGACGCACTGATCGAAGTCCAAAAAAACCATAAACGTTCATACGAAGAAAGTATTGAACGTTTAAAAGCAACCTGTACTCACTTTAATGAGGACGGAACATCAGCTTCAAATGGCACTTATCGTGATAGATTAGAGTGGAAAGGTGTAAATAAGTTTGTTAAGATATCTCAATGTGAGATATGTGGTAAAACATATGAAAACGGTTCGGTTGAAATTGATTCTGAAAAGTTACAGACCAAGAATCGTGAAATGATGATGACCGAATGGGAAAACTTCAATGACGAGGATGAGTTTGAAGCAAATCTGGATTTTGATGTTCATCATCCGATTAGCATTATTGAAAAGGGTAAAGCCACCCCAATCTTTAAAGAGCGAACAGTACGTGAAGAGATTACAGCGGAGGATGGAACAGTCCTGGGTATAAGAATGGTAAAGAAAAAGATGTTGAATATTGATTAAACCGTGATTTCTCACGGTTTTTTTATTTGGTCGTTTCAAATCTTTTGCTTACTTTTGCATTGTTATGAAACAGTATAAGTTACTCACACGTGATCAGTTCAGAAATGCGGTCTTCCAAAGAGACGGGCATAAGTGTATTATGTGTGATGTAACCGAAAATCTGGATGCTCATCACATAATTGAGAGACGATTATTTGATTCGGAAGAAATGTTTGGCGGCTACTTTGTTGAAAACGGGGCAACGCTCTGTTCAAAACATCACATAATAGCCGAAGAAACCACATTAACTTGTGAAGAAATACGTTTAAAACTAAAACTCGATGAGTTTCCAATACCAGAACACTTTTATGACGATGTTAACTATGATAAATGGGGTAACATCCTTTTACCAAACGGTACCCGATATAAAGGTGATCTTTTCTATGATGAGTCTGTACAAAAAATCCTTAAACAAGGAGGTGTATTCGACTTATTCAGCAAATACATCAAATATCCAAGAACCTACCACTTGATGTGGAGCAATCTGCTCAAAGATGATAGAATGCTAAAAAACCACGATCATTTCCAGGGTAAGCGAGTTATTGTTACGTTGAAAATGGATGGTGAGAATACCACCTGGTATAACGATTACATCCACGCTCGTTCACTTAATTCTGGCGCACATGAATCCAGAGATTGGGTTAAAGGTTTATGGGCCCAAAAAGCCTATATGCTCGATGAGAACATGAGGATATGTGGTGAAAACCTTTATGCTGTTCATTCGGTTAAATATACCGATTTGAAATCATACTTTATGATGTTTTCAATGTGGGTGGATAACACATGCTTGTCATGGGATGAAACGGTTGAATACGCTGGAATCCTGGGATTGGAAACCGTACCCGTTATCTATGACGGTGTGTTTGACGAAAAGGCCATTAAAGAGGTGTTTAAGCCTTATGAGGCGACCAATGAGGGTTATGTGGTAAGGCTGGCCGATGAGTTCACTTACGGCAATTTTAGGCGGTCTATTGCGAAATACGTAAGACCAGAGTTCCGACAGATGCTCAATAACTCACATGGTCACTGGATATCCAAGAAAATAGAAAAAAACGGATTAATAAAATAAATCATAAACGATGGTAGAACCAATAAGACCAGATGAGGTCACCGAAAAAAAGATAACTTTATTGCCCGATGCGGTAATTCGAGCTTTTAATACCCTTATAGCAAAGAAGTTTAATGGGTATGAGTCAACCGTTAAACAAGATGAGGCAATAAACGCAATCATGGCCGAAGATGAAACTATCAGTAGACAAGAAATCTTCGATAATCATTGGCTTGATGTTGAAGATATCTACCGTAATATCGGTTGGGAGGTTAAATTTGATAAACCAGGCTATAGCGAGTCTTACAGCGCTTACTATGTCTTCAAAAAGAAAAAGTAATGAGAGGGCAATGGCATAAAACCGTAGACGGTAGGGATATCTATATCGTTGACTACGAAAACCGATTAATGCCTCAGTATGACGAGGAAACGGCGAAAAAAATAACAGAAACAGCGCAAGAAACCAGTAAATGGTTGCGCCAGTTTTTGAAAGAGAATAATATTAAATTTACATTAGGCAATGAAGACATTAATTGTTAACTTTTGTGGTGGCCCTGGCGTGGGTAAAAGTAAAATGGGGTTACGTTTAACCTCAGATCTAAAAGACCGTGGGTATACGGTTGATTACACTGGCGAATACGCTAAAGACATGGTGTGGCAGAAATCACATCACATTCTCTCGAACCAGCATTACATCTTTGCGAAGCAACAGAACAGAATATGGCGTTTATATGACCAGGTTAACATTGTTGTAACCGACTCACCGCTCATCAATAGCGTGGTGTATTGTAAAGACGATACCAGCGATCTTTTCAAGGCATATGTGCATGAACAATTCGCCAGCCGTAATAACATGAACATCAACCTATTACGTGGTAAGTATTACGATCCGAAAGGGCGCAATCAAACATTGGATGAGGCGATTTCATTGGATAATGAGATTACTCAGGTAATGGAAGAAAAATACGGATTCCATTTAACCGTACCTGGTGAATTGGAGAACGCAGATACTATCCTGGAGGCGGTTATTGAAGAGTATCGCAAACTTAATAAAGGTACGCTATGAGTTTAATACAATGGCTGGGGGCCATTACAGTTGGCTTGGTCGTATATGTCTTTTATTACAGTATAAAACTGATGGTTAAGGATATGAATAAAGAAACGAATACGGCAAAACTACAAGAATGGTTGAACAAAGTACATCCGTTACCAGAACGCAAACCAGCCGATTTCTCATATGTGGAAAAAATGAAACGGAAACGTAAATATAAACCAAAGGCCGTAATAAAAACACACACTAAAAAATAGTGTTTGGAGATACCAAAATAATTACTTACTTTTGTAAAAAAAGAAAAATTCTCATGGGCACACGTAACCTTACGGTAGTGGTTAGCAACAACCAGACAAAAGTTGCACAATACGGACAATGGGATGGTTATCCATCTGGCCAAGGTGTTAATGCTTTGGGTAGACTCAAAAAGATAATGGATGAGGGCCAGATTGAGACTTTCCGTGAAAAAGTTAACGCACTCAAGTGGTTAACAGAAGCGGATATTGAAAAATTAAAAAACAGCGATGAGGATGTGTTGGAAAAACACCCATATCTCAGCCGTGACTGGGGTGCGAAGATCCTGGAGGCGGTGATGTATAACACACTAACCGAAACTCATTTCTTGTCCGATAAAGAAATCGTTCATGAGTTTGAGATACTCGGATTGGTTAACCAGGAACAATTCGCTGCCGACAGTTTATTCTGTGAATGGGCGTATGTGGTCGATCTGGATAAGATGACCTTCGAGGTGTATGAGGGTTTTAACAAAGAAATCCTGGGTGAGGGTGAACGTTTCGCCAAGATGCGTCAAACTGACGAGAGCGAATACAAACCTGTAAAACATGTAAAAACCTACGATCTGAATAACCTCCCTTCTGTTGAGGAGTTCATAAACGATTTGGAGCCAAGCAATAACGAAGATGATAACTAAAACCGTATATGGTGGTGGTAGTTGGACTTGCTCTAAATGTGGAAGAACCATATTCGGTTCTTCCATACACCACCAGTGCATACCATCATCAACAGATTACGAAAATTTATTCCCTGATTTTAAACAAAACAAACGTATGGAAACGTTTAATTATGAATACCACCCAAACATGGAGCGATATATCACCCGTTTGGTCAAAGAGTGGAAAGAACACAAAAAGATCATTTTAGCTACAGATTTCGATGATACCCTGTCACCCTGGAAGTTTGATGATTTCTTTTACCAGGAAGTATTCAAGTTAATAAAAGAAGCTAAAGATCTGGGTGCATATATTGTTATCTTCTCAGCGTGTAAGCCAGATAGATTTGACTATATTCGTAATTACTGTAAGGAAACTGGGGGGTTTGAGATTGATGGTATCAATGAAAACGTAATTGATCTACCGTATGGTAATAATCGTAAGATATATTACAATCATTTGCTTGATGACCGTGCGGGTTTAATGCAAGCGATGGCTATCTTATCAATAGCTATGATGCGGATAAAGACCGCAGGTAAGAACGGAGGTGAAACTTTTGATGTATAAATTAAAAAAAACAATATAACTATGGGCTGTGATATACACATGTACATTGAGTACGCAAATAAAAAGCATTTAGAAGAAACGAGAAAGAAAAAAGCCGAGGGTGATACTGAGGCACGTGAATATTGGCGATCATTCGGTGGTCGCATGAATCCTGGTCGGGATTATTGGATGTTCGGCATACTCTCACAAGGGGTAAGGTCGGATAACCCAAATGGGTTTCCGCCGAAGGGAAGGTTAGATCGTGATGAATTATCTTGGGGTACAGCCGAAGATGATTATCTGTACATTGTTGATGAAGGTCGTGAACCAGGTGACAATGAAACAACTTTAGAACGAGCCCTAAAATGGGCTTCTGGGAGATTCCCTGAGACATTGGTCTATCGTGATGGTAAACCACGTTTTGTATCCCATCCTGACTGGCATTCACATTCATGGTTAACACCAGCCGAATACAAAAAGGCACTTGAACTTTATCAAGCGGATTGTGACAAACAAGGTTACGGTTATAAGGTACCCTCTGAATATAAAGCGATTCTCGCCGCCTTAGAGTCTTTGGAATCAAACGGCGAAAATGAAGCCAGGGTTGTATTCTGGTTTGATAACTAAAATAAATTTGGTGATTTAATCCGAGAGTGGGACAGTATCAAAGAGATAGTCATTCATTTAGGGTTAAAAACCCCAACAACGATTTCTAATTGTTTGAATGGATTATCAAAAACGGCAAAGGGTTTTATTTGGAAATATAAAAATTAAAATAAATTGAAATACATTAGATCAAAATACCCAGATGGCGGTATATATGCGACAATAACGGATTTCCACAATCCTGTAATAACTGAGCGCATTAATTCATACGAAGATTTATTCTTCATAAAATCTCTAATGGAGATTTGTGAATACAATGACGTTGATGGTGTCGAACTGAACATACCATGTATGTTCCAACAGCAGCATGATCGCCGCTTCAATACCCGTCAGTCATTTGAGCTACAAATCGTTGCTGACTTCATTAATTCATGCAACTTCAAAAAAGTTCGTATATTCCACCCACACTCAGATGTTACCCAGGGTACTATCCGTAAGTGTCAGGTTGTGGACAACAGTAAATTCATTACCGAAGTTCTGAAAGAACTCCCAACCAAACCAATACTACTCTCTACCGATGGGGGTTCATTCAAATGGATCAACAAACTTGCTGATGTGATTGAGTTCACTGGTGAGGTTTACGGTGCCAACAAATCACGTGATGCTGTAACGCACAAACTGGTTCAGATGATTGATCGCCAGGACTTTGAGGGGCGTGATATTCTCGTTGTGGATGACCTTTGTGTGGGTGGTGGTACTTTCTTGGGCTTGGCTGAGTTGCTGAAAACCAGAAACGTGGGTCGTTTGTTCCTGGCCATCTCACATGTAACCATACAGTCACCAAACAAGGCTCTGGAAGGTGCGTATGAGCGTATTTTCACCACAAACAGTAAGTACGATACGTACAACCTTGATAACCTCACGGTTTACAATATGGATGACCTTAAAATCTTTCAATAATGCCACAGATGACCGCACAAACAACTGAATATACTTTCTCTCTGGGCGAGATAAAGCGTATGATATGTAAGGAACTGGATATTCCAGAGGCTGCTGTAACGGTAACATATGAAGTGAAAGACATATCTGATCGATATGGTAGCTATTCTTCAGACTATCAGGTTACCTCAGTAAAAGTAAAAGTTGATAACACAAAAATAAAGAAATAAAATGACGAGTAAAATCGAAAAGGGTAAATTGATTTACCTGGCATCACCTTATAACCACCCAGATAAATCTGTGATGGCCTCAAACTTTGAGATCGTTTCAAAGAAAGCCGCCGAATTGGTGTCTGATGGTCATGTGGTTTTTGCACCGATAACATACGGACACATGTTATGTGAGTTCAAAGAAATGACAACCTGTCAGGAGTTTTGGATGGGTTTCTGCCTAACTTACCTTGAAAGGTGTGACGAACTCTGGGTTTACATGATGCCAGGTTGGGACGTATCAAAAGGTGTGGCCCAGGAGATCGAATTCGCAAAAGAACATGGGATGCCGATTAAGTATCTCGAAATAAAAACAAACGTTTTAACAGAAGCATAATGAAAATAGCATTTTACTTAGTGGTGTTTATCGGTCTATTCTTTTACATGGCCAAAACACATATCACATTGCAACCGTTTTCAATCAAATTTGAAAACCTGAAATACACCTTTGGTTGGGTCTTATTAACGGGTGGTATAACACTACTTGTTCTTGGTGCCCACGAAACAGGGGTTAAGGAGGGGGCCGAAGCAATGAAAAACGAGGTTATAAAAACCCTGGATAGCATGATTGAAGCAGATAAACTGGAAAAAAACAAAGAATAATATGAGTTGGTTAACAAATCTCTTTAAGAGAAAAAAACAAGACACGGCTAAGAAAGCCGAAATAACTAAAATACCACCACCATCGGGTAAGGTATTTTATATGGATTACGCCCCAACGGGTAGAACAACCGAAATAAGGTATTTATCACCATCGGATAATGGTGTGCAAAACACCCCACAGAATAGTGGAGATTTCTTCCTATCGTTAATGGCCGCCCAAGCTACCGATTCAGCTGCGTTGGGTATGGTGATTGGCGGTGATCCAGCTGGTGCAATGATAGGTGATATGTTAAGCGATAGCAATCATTCAAGTAATGATTCACATGATTACAGCTCACCGAGTCACGACTACAGTCCATCAAATGATGACTATAGCTCACCAAGTAACGATTCTTGGTCGTCAAGCAACGATTGGTCTTCGAGCAGCGATTCCTCATCATTTGGATCGGATTCATCATCTTCTGATTCGAGTTCATCATTTAGTTCCGACAGTGGAGGTTGGTAATATGGGAAAAACAAAGAAGCGATACGTTAAATGGGCTAATAAGCTTAAAAACGCATATCCCAGAAAAATGAAGCCATACATGGCTGACAAACATATGGGTGAATTAAAGTATGAAGCCACTAAATCCCCATATGTTGATGGTTACACAAAAGGTATAACCGCAACCGAAAAACTTACAGTAAAGAATGCGAATCGTAGTAGAAAGAAAGCTATGCGCCAGCAATCCAAAGATATAATCAAGGAAGCATTGCATAAATAAATATCTGACAAAAGTTTTGGTGGTTCAGATTTTTTGACTACTTTTGTATTCTAAATCGATAACGATATGACAATTTCATCACAACGCCTTTTGGCATTCCTGGAGATCTACTGGACAGATGTCTATAAGACATAAACTTATAGAAGTTTCCGACTATTTAGTTAAACATAAAAATAAAAAAAATGACGAGTAACAGTAAATCATTGTTAGCCTTTTTGGAAATTTATTGGACTGACGTTTACAAGGTAGGTCACAAATTCATGCTCCCCGTGGGTAGCTATTTGATGTACTCAAACTTTACCCCACGTAGCGGTAAACTATCGAACGTAAAGGATTCCAAATTCGTTATATCTGCTGGTCAGCAGAAAATGGTTCGTGCCATGAAACACGATTGGGACGTTAACTTCTTTGAACGCCCTGTGGAAGAAATCTACCAGTTTGGTCGTGATATGACCGAAATGCTGATGCTGGAGACACCATATGATGTGTCACACTTCATCGCCCTTCACGAACTCGGCTATTTACCTCTTTGTGTTAAGGCCATACCAGAGGGTCTCAAAATACCTTACAAGGTTCCTCTGTTTACTGTTTACAACACTCACCCAGTGAGCAACATGGTCTTCGACTGGTTGGTAAACTATCTCGAAACAATTGGTTCAGCCGAATCTTGGTTGACACCTACTTCCGCAACAACAGCGTATGCTTACCGCCAACTCGGTCTTGAGTGGGCAGAAAAGACTGACCCAGAAAACCTGTGGTTTGTTGATTATCAGTTCCATGACTTCTCTATGCGTGGTATGGGTGGTAAATCAGCCATCATCAACTCTGGTCTGGGTTTTGCAATGTGCAGCCGTGGTTCTGACACACTCCCTGTGATACCAGCCGCTCGTATGTATTATGACGAAGAAAAGCCATGTATCAACTCTGTTATCGCAACAGAACATGCCATCATGTGTACACTTACGGGTTTTTACCTGAAAACCGAACACGGTTCATGGGACAACATCGGTGCGTTGGAAGTTGAAACTTTCCGTGACCTGTTGAAGCGTTTCCCTAAAGGCATCCTCTCTATCGTATCTGATACCTGGGATCTGTGGAGGGTTATTACCGACTACTGCCGTATCCTGAAAGACGATATCCTGGCTCGTGACGGTAAACTCGTTATCCGTCCTGACTCTGGTGACCCCGTGGACATTATCTGCGGTGGTGTTTTCAAACCAATAGAAGCTGATAGTTATGAAATGTTCATTCAATCCGCTCAGGATGTTCTCCACGAGGATCTGGTAGAAGAAACACCACATGGTGAGTTCGGTGGTTCCATAACGCAAAGGTTTAAATGGAATGGTGATGTTTATGATGTTACTTACGACCCAGACTGGAATCGCCATGATAAACAGTATTATTTCATAGATAACTATGGTGGTAATAAAACCAAAGCTGTAAAGGTTGAACTAAAACCAGAAGATAAGGGTGTTATCGAACTTCTTTGGGATATCTTCGGTGGTACCATCACTTCTAAGGGTTACAAGAAACTTGACAGTCACATCGGTGCAATCTACGGCGATAGTATCACTCTGGAAAGGGCTAAGAATATCTTTGTGCGCCTCGCCGCTAAGGGTTTTGCAAGCACAAACATCGTACTCGGTGTGGGTTCTTACAGCTTACAGTATGTAACCCGTGACACCCACGGTTTTGCCCAAAAAGCAACATATGTTGAGGTTGAGTTTGTTAACGGACACAACGAGCATTTCATTGAGGGTATCGAAATCTTCAAAGACCCAGCAACTGACGTGGGTAAAACAAAGAAATCAGCACGTGGCCTGATTGCCGTACACGAGGATGAAAACGGTGAACTGTATATCAAAGACCAGTGTACCTGGGAGGAAGAAAAACAGGGCGTAATGCAGGTTATCTTTGAGAACGGTGAGTTCTATAACCAAACAACACTTACCGAAATCCGCAGGAGAATAGGAATGGCCGTATAATGGATTAATGAGTCTGGGTAAAGTGAGCATGACACCTAACCCAGGCTCTTATCATAAAATAAACAATCATAAATTAACAAATAAAAAAAAAGCTAAAATGCTACAATCAATTTTAAGTTTCTGGTGGATTCTTATCCCAGTTCTCGCAATCGCAGGTTACAAATTTGTATTCCGTGTATTTTTCGGCATGGTAATCATTCCCGAAGACAAGGTAGGTCTTGTTACCAAGAAGTTCGTATTATTCGGTTCAAACAAATCATTGCCCGACGGTAAAATCATCGCCCTAAATGGCGAACCTGGCTTCCAGGCCGACACACTCGCTCCAGGTCTTTATTGGGGTTACTGGGTATGGCAATATTCAATAACACAGGCACCCCTTGTTGTTGTACCAAAAGGTAAAATAGGTCTTATATCAGCTAAAGATGGTGCGCAGTTGCCAACGGGTGCTATCCTTGCACGTCACGTGGAATCTGATAACTACCAGAATGCTCGTTTGTTCCTTACTAAGGGCGGTCAGCGTGGTAAACAAGTGGGTTATCTTAACAACGGTGTGTATCGTATCAACACTCTTCTTTTTGATGTGTTCCAGGCAGATATTACAAGTATCGAAGATGGTAAAGTAGGTATCATCACAGCACAGGACGGTGTTCCGTTGGATGCGGGTACTATCGCAGGTAAATTGATAGAGGGCCACAACAACTTCCAGGACTTTGATAAGTTCCTTGCCAATAACGGTCAACGTGGTCTTCAATCACAGGTAATCCAAGCGGGTAACTATTCTCTGAACCCATGGGCGGTAATAGTTGAAGTGGTTGAAATGACACAGATTCCTATTGGTCACGTTGGTGTGGTAATCTCGTATATTGGTGATGATGGTAAAGACCTTACGGGCGAAACTTTCAAACACGGTAACATCGTGAATAAAGGTGAAAAAGGTGTATGGATTAAGCCATATGACCCAGGTAAGTACGCAATCAACCCATACACAATGAAGATTGAAATTGTACCAACAACCAATCTGGTTCTGAACTGGGCGACGGGTCGCAATGAATCACACAATCTGGATAAGGGTTTGAGCACGATTACGGTGCGTTCAAAAGACGGTTTCCAGTTCAATCTGGATGTATCACAGATCATCCACATACCAGCTAATGAGGCACCAAAAGTAATCGCTCGTTTCGGTTCAATGTCAAATCTGGTAAGCCAGGTGTTGGAACCAACAATCGGTAACTACTTCCGTAACTCAGCACAATCTTCTGACATCATATCGTTCCTTACTGACCGTAAGAAACGCCAGGATGAGGCTAAACTTCAAATCAGTGGCGTTCTTGAGGAATACAACGTACACGCCGTGGATACCCTGATAGGTGATATAAACCCACCAGAGAGTCTTATGAAGACACTAACCGACCGTAAGATAGCCAGCGAAGAAAAGGAAACCTTTAAGATTCAACAAGAAGCCCAGGAACAGCGTAAAACGCTCGAATCGGCTAAATCGCTTGCGGAAATACAAGGTAAAATGGTGGCCGCCCAACAGTCGGTAGAAATCTCTCAGCGTGAAGCGGAAGCATCTGTGAAGAAAGCAGAGGGTGAGGCAAAAGCAATGGAGTTGAAAGCGAAAGCACAGTCAAACGCCAACCTATCACTGGCCGAAGCGGAAGCTAAGAAAACCAGACTGATTGGTGAAGCGGAAGCAGCCAAGATTGAAGCTATCGGTAAATCAACCGCCGAATCATACAAACTTCAGGTTGAGGCCATGGGTGGTGATAACTTCGCTAAGTTCAAGATCACCGAAGAAATCGGTAAGAACAACATTCGTATCATACCAAATGTGTTGATCGGTGGCGGTAACGGTACTGACGGTTCTATGAACGGTCTGATGGGTCTGAAACTCATGGAAATGATGGGTTCTGATAATAAGGTTGCCCCAGTGGTAGCGCCAGTTGAAACAACTGACACACCAAATGAAGTACCTAAACAAAGTAAAAAATAAGCTATGCAAATTGTAAAACCAGATAGTCAACATCAGTTTGTTAATCTCGGTAAGATTTCTTGCAAAATGTTCTTGGCGGGTTCCATTGAAATGGGACTCGCTGAGAATTGGCAAGAAAAAATAGAGAAACTGCTTGCTAATTACAATAAAGTTTGTATCTTTAACCCGAGACGTGATGATTGGGATTCGTCATGGGAACAAGACGAAACAAACCCGCAGTTCAACTACCAGGTAAACTGGGAGCTGGATAAGCTCGAAGAAAGTGATCTGATTTTCATGTATTTCGATCCGAATACGAAGTCACCAATAACACTAATGGAACTTGGTGCTTTCTGTAAACATCGCAATATCATGGTATGTTGTCCCAAAGGATTCTGGAGGCGTGGTAACGTACAGATCATATGTACTCGAAACAACATACCGTTTTATAATAACATAGATGAAGCCATTGGCGCTTTGTTGACCAAACTACATACTCATAAATGACACTAAAAGAATTAAAAAACTGGATAAACAACCTCCCAGAGGAATTTAATGACCACATGGTCGTAAATGGAAAAGTCGGGAAACTGGACGAACAATATCACTATCGTGTTGACAGCCCAATAACCACTTTGATGGTGGATGAGGCTAATAAAGAGGTTGTTATAATGTATGACGACCAGGATGATTTTGAAGCCAAAATGGATGATACCATACCTGATGACTTTGATAGCGAAGCCGATAAGATAATCGAAGCTATGCAGTCGGAGGAATTTAAAGCCTCATTCCGCAAACAGGTTGAACAGGATACCTGGGGCCAGGGTAAACCGATGTACTATATGGATGATGACGGTTGGTTGGTTGAACATCTAAAAGATGGTACCATAAACAAATTAAAAAGGCTTAAGAACTAATGAATATATTAGAATATCATTACCCCTCGAGTTTAGGTGTCGCCACCGTACATAATTTTCATAATGAGATATATGCTGGGGAATATGACAAATTTGGTGTTTCCGTTGAATATGGCGATATCGTTGTCGATTGTGGCGCAAACATAGGTATTTTTACTATCTATGCTAAATCCCTGGGGGCAAGAGCAGTATATTCATTTGAATGTGATGACGAAACATATCAATCATTGATTATTAATCTGGGTTCTTCCGATAACACAAAGAAAACATTTATTTCCGACAGATTCAACGACCCAAAACATTATAATGTCGAAAAGATAATGTCTGAATATGGTTTAACCCATATTGATTTTATGAAGATTGATATCGAAGGATGGGAATATCCTTTAATATTGAATATGAACCCAGACACACTAAAAAAGGTTAAAAAATGGGCCATAGAGTGCCATAATTTAACTGACCCGCATTATGCAGGTAAAGTGTTTCAAATACTCGAAAAGTTTAGTATTAATGGTTATTCGTGTTATTACGAACAAACACATAAACAGTACCCAAGCATAGGTATGTTTTACTTTATAAAAAATAAGTAAATGGACAATAAAGAAATTTTTATTTGCGACTGCCATAACTTTGAACATCAGTTGATTTTTTGGAAAGATGAAGATTACGTATATACTTACGTTAATCTCCTTCATTATCAAGGGTTCTGGAAAAGGCTCTGGTATGGTTTGAAATATGCCTTTGGGTATAAATCAAGATATGGTGCGTTTGATGAATTTCTTTTCAATCCAGAGGATCTTCAACGATTAAAAACATTTTTAAATGAGAGCAATTATAGCCGTTAACAACGTAGGGTTCATCGGATTAGGTAATGGTATGCTTTGGCATTCATCCGATGATTTCAAACACTTCAAAACCATGACTCTGGGGCAAAAACTATTGGTCGGGTATAACACCTTACAAGGGTTACCCAAACTCAAAGATCGTGAACTCATAGAGGATCTGAGAACTAAACTCATTGTTGACCCAGAAACAATTGATTGGTGTATCGGAGGCAAAAAGACGTATGAGAAATATTGTCACTTATTTACCGAACTACATATTTCTCACATCAACAACAACGGGATCGGTGATGTAACATTTCCCGATTTGAGTAAACTGAACCCTGAGTGTAAGATCTTCAATTATCATTTTGAAGAAAACAAAAAATAGTTTGGTGTTATCAAAATAATTTTCTACTTTTGTGCTGTCCATTAAGGGCGGCACTTTTTTTATGTCACAAATAGTTAAGAATCTTATAAAGGACGGCTATAAAGCCACCATAGTAGAATGCGGACACGGCGCATTATTAATAAACGAATTTCTCAGTACGCCAGGGGCCAGTCAGTTGGTTCTTTATGGTAAACAGCCATACGCAAAAGACGTACAGCATTTTGATTATCCATCCACTGAGGATGTGCGCAGTGTGAGCCAGGAGTTCGTGTATTATGTGATGAGATCGGAACTCACGAGAAACTTTATTCAGTTTGGTGATAAAACCATAACCTTCGTATCATCGTTTCAGTTAGCTGACACCGATGGTAAACTGTGCCATGGGTATTTCGGTATTGGTCAGTTCATTGATGACGAGCCCCATTTCACTATCTATCACCTCTCATTCTATGAGCGTTATCATAACAAGGAATACTGGATTGCTAATATTAAAAATTGGTTAATGGATATTATCGAACGCCACTTTTACGTTTCATCTAAGAACGTTGCTATGGTCGATGCTATCTGGGAATCCAATCGTAATAGTGAGGGGCTGATTGAGATGAAACAGAACATTGAGGCCACACTTATCATAAACAGCGACACCGAAGACATGGAAAACTTCTTGTGTTTTACCCCTAACAACAAGATGATCCGATTCGAGGACATTGTGCGCCTAAATAAGGGCAAAACAAGGGGCATTATCATGCAGAAGGGTAGTTATAACCCTTTCCATAGAATGCACAGGAATATAGCTGAAAATGCGAAGAAACACTATCCCGACTATCCACATGTCCTGGTGTTATCAGCGGTAACTTGTGATAAGGGTGTAAACGGCTCAGAAGTCCTGGAAGAAAGGATTAAAAATCTCACAGCCCTGGGTTACTACGTGATGGTAACTAAGAGCGGGTATTTCATTCATAACGTTGAGTGGATACGCAAATTTTACACGGATCTCAATATAATTTTCCCTGTGGGTGAAGATACGATTGAAAGATTCTTGAGGGACTGGGGGGCCTATTACAAAGATTATCGGGCTTTTGAAATGTTAGAGGCGTATAAAAAGAATTTCACTAATGTTGAATGGCTCATAACCGAACGTAAGTCCGATACTAAAGATTATGGTGATATGATACCATACTATGCCAAAGAATTGGATAATTTTAAATACTCAGATCTTGAAATGGATGATATTTCATCAACCAAGATAAGGTCTGGCGAAATAAAGAACGAACTATAATGAAACCAAAAACTTTTAAGTTCTATAAAGAAGATGATAAGTGGTATGTTGACTTACCAGAGTGGGAAGGTGAACAGGCCGAACTACAAATGGTGGCGGGTGCCGATAATTTCCTTGAAATATTGGCCCAGGGCGAAGAATCTGTATATCTTACCCTTTCCACCGAACCCTTCACTGGGGCGGATAAATTAACTTTCTTACATTACGGTCATCTTGAAACATGGGAAATGGGTACGGGTGCGTGGTATGTGTTGGATACTTATATGGGTATACCGTTTAACTTGGAAATGTGGTTGTGTGATGTAACTAAGTTTGTTTTTAACGGGTTTCCAAAAGAAATATATTTTAAGTTATAAAATAATAATTATGGACAGTAGATTATTGTGGGTTTTTAAGCAACACCAAGACACCAACCATCTATATGATGGATATTTACCCTACCAATTTCACTTAAAAATGTGTTTGGGGGTGTATGATCAGTTCAAATATTTGCTTGATTCAAAGCGGAGTTACTACACGGGTGATGACATCTATAGAAGTGATGATATATCACTTAGTGACGCTGTATATTTGGCTGTAGCTGGGCACGATTTGATTGAGGACACACGTCAAAGTTATAATGACGTAAAGAACGTTCTGGGGCAAGAAGCTGCCGATATTGTGTTTGCTGTAACAAACGAAACAGGTAAAACCAGAAAAGAACGAGCTAACGCCAAATATTACGAAAAAATCAGGAACACAAAGGGGGCCATCTTTGTTAAACTGTGTGACCGTATCGCAAATGTCCAGTATGGTAAGTTGGTAAAGAGCCCCCAGGTGGAAATGTATAAGAAAGAATTACCTGAGTTCCTGGCCGAACTGGGTTGGGGCGAAGATAGTAAATACTTCAATGCTGAGGTATGTATGATGTACGCACCTATGTTCCAGTATTTGATAAATCTTTTTGAAGATTAATTTGGCGCTTTCAATTTTTTGTCTTACTTTTGTCTTCTAATTAATTCAGATGGCGACAACATACATCAATCTCGCACAAGTAACGAACATTTATTGTTACCCAAACAAGAAACGTGAGTCAATAGAGAAATATACGTGGACTAAGAACGGTAGTTTGCTGGCCCGATTAATGGGTAAAACAAAAGAAACCATCTTTGGGTATAGAGAAAGAGACTGGAACGGTTATGTTTTCTATTATGGTGATTCGCTAACTGAGTACCTAAAAGAAAATTCATCATATATCGGTGATGACGGGGAGATATATAAATTTCCGTATCTCGAAATCAGTATGTCAGATCAAAGAACCAGATACAAATATTTCAACACCGAAGAGGAACTGAACGCCTGGATTGAAGAAGCTGTTAAAACAGTACCAACATTAACAATACTTAAGAAATAAGGTCATGATCACACAAAACACTCTGGAGCAGTACTATGAAAAGTACAAAGCCGCCAATTCAAGCGTATCATTTTTCTACTGGCTCGAAGGGGATGTTCGTAGCATCTCCGACCTCGCAAAAGAACTTAATTTTAACTCAGTCGAACAACTAAGATCGGCTTGTCGTAAACTTTCAAAAACCAAATAACATGGGAATGTCAACACATGTAATCGGATTCAGGACAAGCAATGATCCAGATTACAAGAAACACAGTAAGGTACTTCGTGCTTGCATCGATGCTGGTATTAGCGAACTACCAAAAGAAACCGCAGAGTATTTCGATTCCAAATATCCAGAGGAATATCTCTTTGAAGCAGCCCTTGAGGTTGAGATTCCCGTAACGAAATATCATGGTGATATGAGCCAGGGTTTTGAACTCAAGGTTAGCGACATACCAGCGGGTGTGGAAACAATAAGGTTTTATAACTCGTACTAAAAAACATTTATGTCACAGAACGTACAAAAAACGATGTCTACGTATGAAAAGCGTAGCAATCACCTGAAAAAGGTGATTCTGAAAGGTCAGGACACAATAGCCAAACGAAGGGCTCTCCTGATAAAACACAATACCTTCCTTAACCAGCTGCGAGACAGTGGTCGTGTAACCAAGGAGGAAATCGAATTGTTCTTCAAAAAGAAATAACAAATGAAACATATTTTAATCCGTAAAGGCGTATTTGAGACCAACTCATCAAGTGCCCATTCAGTATCCATCGCAGATGATACGAAAGAGTTCGTTCTTGACACACTATATCCAGACCAAAACGGCCAGATCCTTTTAACGGGTGGTGAGTTTGGTTGGGAGTGGTTCAAGCATAACGATGCGTTAACCAAAGCTAACTATGCCGCTCAGTCATTCGAGGGTAATGAGAACCATCAGGAAATGCTGATTGACATCATCAAGGAAATGACTGGTGCAGATGAAGTTATTTTTGATTGTGAAAATGGTTATATTGACCATGATTCATACGGCACAGCACCAACTAACCGTGAAGAACTCAAGAGCTTCATATTCAATAAGAACTCATGGTTGTTCGGTGGTAACGACAACTCAACCCCTGACCCAACGTTTTACCATGTCCCCGAGTTCAAGGCTGGGCGAATGATACTCCCAGAGTACAAGTACGAACTTAAAGTAGAGGGTTTCGATAAAACGACCAAGTTCCTTAAGAAACCATCCAAAGATGAACTTGTCGAGGGTCTATCGGCTCTGTTGGGAGATGTTAAACTCTACGATATGGGCAACGGGTACTACTTTGACAATGATCGCTCAGTATACGGTATGCTGAATAGGCGTGAGGGTTACTATGAGTATAGCTCATGGAAACGTTCTATCAATACCAGGAAGAAAGAGATATACTTCACCAAAGATGCTTGGCAAGATGCAAGAGATCAATGGATGTCAATACCTGGTAATGATCAAAAGGACTGGGGTAATGTTGGGTACAAGGAGGTGCGTGAAATCGAAGAAAAACTACTCCAGACCCCAGAATATTACAGAGCAGTCAAATATTCTTTGATAGACCTCAAAGAAAAAGTTGGAAAGTAACAAAACTTACCTTATCTTTGCAAGAAATAAGGAATCATGTTACACACATATAAAAACGGTAATGCTGTTGTCAAATTATTTTCTGACGGAACACGTCATATTGAATACGATGATGAGTTAAAATTAGAGATGGCATTAAATATAGACATCAGGGTAAGTACCAAATGTGCCTTTGGTGCCAAAGCTGATGGAACACCAGGATTCTGTTCGTTTTGCCACGAAAGTGCCAAACAAAATGGTTCCGAGTGTGATTATCTACATTTGAGAGATAAATTATATGATTTACCAAAAGGTATTGAACTGGCTATAGGGGCAAATAACCTAACCGATAACCTATTTGAGTTTCTTTGGTGGGCGAAATGCGAGGGTTATATTTGCAACCTTACCATCAACCAGGGCCACCTTAAACGTGACCTACAATTGCTTAATAAAGCCATCGAGTCTGATATGATCAAAGGTCTCGGTATCTCATATCGTGGTGGTTTGAAATGGGATGTTCCCCAGGAATTATTGGATTACGATAACACAGTATTCCATGTGATCGCTGGTATTGACACCTATGCTGAGGTTGAGGCATTGGCTGATAAGGGTGTAAAGAAGATCCTGGTGTTGGGTGAAAAGGACTTTGGTTTCAACAAAGGTAATGTAAACCTGGACAGTCGTAACCACAAAGAATGGTTCTGGTGGGTACATAAGCTTTTCAGCCGTTTTAAGGCCGTTTCCTTCGACAATCTCGCCTTAACCCAGTTACGTATCCAGAGGTTCTTTACGGGCGAAAATTGGGCCGTATTTAACCAGGGAGAACATAGCTTCTTCGTGGACTCGGTAAACGGGTTTTATCATCCTTCGAGCAGAAGTTATGAGAAGGTTGATTGGAATACGATGTCTATGAAAGAGTTTTTTCAAAAATATGTTGATAAACGATGATTATTAAATAATTCTAACTATTTATAATCAGGGTGAATACTCTGATAAACATATAAATAGTTAGAATTATGGTAATTTATAAAATACATTGTTTGGTTAATGATAAGTTGTACATTGGGTGGTGTACTAATTTCTATATTAGAAAAAGGACACATTTACAACATCTAACACGTAATAACCACCATTCTCAAAAATTACAACGTGCCTGGAATAAGTATGGTGCTGAGAGCTTTAATTTTGAAATAATAGAGAAAGATATACCATCCGATCTAATCTTGCAAACTGAGGTGGACTATATTAAAAAATTTAATTCTTATAAAAAGGGTTACAATTGTACACCTGGCGGTGAGGGTGTAGTGGGTAGATTTGGACGAGATCATCACAATTCGAAATATTATTATCTTTATAATTTGAAGGGTGATTACATAACTAAGAAATTAACAATTAAAGGCGTTACCAAATACACCAAAAAAGAACTTAGGTTTGATAAAAGAGGTTTTGGTATATGCGGTGATTATGTTGTCAGTAAAGAATATACTGGCAAAACATTTACAAAACATCATAAATTATTCAAATATAATTCCAATAATGCTCTAATCGAATCATATGTATCAACATCCTATGTCGAGGACACACCAATAAACGAAATTTATGATAGTATAAGAACTAATAAAATTATCAACGGTTTTCTTTGGAAGACCGATGTTACAGAAACACAAAAAAATCAATTTGATTCTTATAAACTAAAAATTGATATGTTTGATAAAAATGAAACATATATAAGAACGTTTGATTCATTAACGGAGGCTTTTGATTTCTTAAAAATACCAGTAAATGGCAATATAAGTAAGTGTTTGAAAAACAAACAAAAATCGGCTTATGGTTTTATTTGGAAAATCAAGAAATAATGTTTAACTTTGTACAACGCAGTTGAGGGTTATTATGCACCATCCAGCCGAAGCAACGAAAAGACCGACTGGAATAAGAAAAACATATTTGAGTACTTTAAAAACCTCGAAAAAAATGGAAGTAAAAGAAATTGAACGTAGGTTCCTTTTGAAGAAAATACCTAAAGCCAAATGGGATTACCAATACAGCATCAGCCAGTATTATATACAGGATGGTGATATAGTTAAACGTTTGCGGTTCACCACCGACATAAACAGAAAAGAGACCATAGAGTATCTGCATAAGATACAAAAGGGTGTTGGTGAGTTTGTTGAAGTCCACGAGGATATAAACCAATCCGATGCGTATCAACTTATGACCACCGCATTTAAGGTGGTTAATAAGGTAAGGCATATCCTTAACCACAATGGATTGAAGTTTGAGGTTGATAAAATTGATGGTATTGAGCTGGTTCTGCTTGAAGTTGAACTGGACGACATCAACCAGGAGATCGTGTTCCCGCCGATCATAGAAGAACAAATCATAATGGAGGTGACGGGCATTCGTGAACTAAGCAATGCCAATCTCGCAACATTATTAAAATAATCCCTATGCCACTAAGTAAAAACGAACACCGTACATTACATGACTCCATCTATGTTGATCTGTTGGATTTGAGGGATAAGATCAAAGAACAACTAAATTCGGGGGTTGATAAAGGTTTGATCATAAACACCTTGAATAACGCCACCAGGAGTATACCAGCGAAAGCGGTAAGGCTTATCGGTAAAAATAAGCAATAATAAATTTGGTGGTTTCAGAAAACCGTACTATATTTGCACTCTAAATAATTAATGCTATGAGTATCAAAGCAAAAATCCAGGCTGATTTCGTAACAGCCATGAAGGAGAAAAATGAAGTTGCGAAGACCGCACTGAGTTCGTTAAAGGCGAAGATTACCGAAGCTGAAAAAGCTAATGGTAACAGCGAACTCGCAGATGAGGCGATCATCAAAGTTATCAATACCGCAATCAAGCAGCGTAAGGAATCAGCTGATGCGTTTACCAAGGGTAATCGTCCTGAACTGGCCGCTAAGGAACAGGCTGAAATTGAGGTTATCAACAAATACCTCCCAACGCAGATGACCGAAGCGGAGATTGAAGCCGCTGTGCGCCAGATCATCCCAACACTGGAAGGTGTGGCAACCAACCCTAATGTATTGTCAGGTAAGACCATGGGTGCGTTCAATAAGCAATACCCTGGCCGTGCCGACAACGCTCTGGTAAAAACTGTTATTAACCGTGTAATTGGTGCATAATGGATCGTGAGGCTGGAATAATTTATGGGTGTAAGAATAATGACCCGAGGTCGCAAGTTGAGCTCTACAACACTTATAAGAGTTTTGTACATGGGTTTGTAATTAAACGCATGAAAACCAGTGAGTACGTAGATGAGATAACATCAATGGTATTTGAGCGAGTTTTCGCCAAAATCAACCAATTTAACGGTATTAACAATTTAAGGCCGTGGATATCGGTTATTGTAAAGCGTGTAATGTATGAGGTCATCGTTAAAATAAAAAAGGAACAGAGTTCACCCTTGGTTTACACCAAGAGTTATGACTGGTTGCTCGATAATGATGATACCTTGAGGGATAATAGTAATGATTTACATTATTCCGACTTACTGGCCACAGTTAAAAATCTTTTAAATGAAAAAGAATTGATTGTGTTCATGGCATGTTATGAGGGTTATAACCATAAAGAGATATCGGAATTATATAATATGTCCGAAGGTACATCCAAATGGTATTTGTTTTCCGCCAGGAAAAAAATAAAAAATAAAATTGCCTCTGGCGATTTGGTTATTTAAAAACAATTTCTTACTTTTGTAAAAACAAAAAACGATGAAAATCATAAAAAAGACAGACGGTACTTTTGAGAAAGTAACCAACGATTATGCTGAAAACGAAGTGCGTTTTGGCCGTGCCAGCTTTGCACCAAAATCCGAATGGAAAACGAATGTTCGTGACGTTCAGAAGTCAGAGGAAGTAAAGGTCGCAGACACCAAAGGCCAGGCAACCAAAGCCGAGAAGCGTGAGAAACGTGAAAAGCTGAAAGACAAACAACGCCCGTCCGAGTATACGGATAAAATGTTCAGGTGATGAAACAAATGTTAACCGCTATTATTGCTTTTTTAATTTTGATAACGTCAACTGGGTGTTCTGTGCAAAAACACAAGCACAGGCACCAGTTACGTTGCCAAATGGGTTGTAGTAAATTCAAATGATGTCTTTATATAAACAAAATAAATCTTTATTTTTTGCATCATTGGTGGCCGTTGGTTTGGTTCTTTTTTCAATGTATATGTCATTCACGACATTGAACGCTTACGCCCTTGAAAAAGAAAATGTTCGATTAAAACACGAAAACGATTCATTAAAAAAACAATACTGCGATGAAAACAAAGTGGCTAAGGAGGTTCAGAAAAACTTACTCATGGCATTTTGATCGGGAAACCAAAAAATGGGTCTTGTTCAATAGAAAGACACACCAGAAATGGAGAAGAAAAGAATCCTTCATCATTATATGTCTCATGATGCATAAGTTCTTTTCATTTGGCCAGGTCATCGACTACATAAAGAGAAAAGAAAGAATACTTGATAAAAATAAATATTGATTCAAAAGTTTGGTAGATTCAGAATTTCGTATTACTTTTGCTTTATCAAAATTGAAAAACAGAAAATGAAAAAATTAATCCTGTTGGTAGCTCTCCCACTGTCTTTGAGCACTTTATTGACATCATGCGATATTCCTGTTCAAACACCACCGCCACAGCAGTCGAGTTCGGGGGCTAAGACGATGAATGTGGGTAAAGAATTCCGCATCCCCACAAACGCAGAGGGTAATACCACAGAACAACAGAACATTCTCGACCAGAAAAAGGTTACATCAGATCCGACTAAGATCCTCTGGATGCACCTGGTTGATATGAATGGCCGTATGTATCTTCGCACACCAGTTCGCTGCAAGGTTACCAGTTCGGGTAAACGCCTTGAACCTACATCATGTGCTGCGGGTATGGCTAATGGTCAAGGCATTGATACTTATTACGGTGCAAAAGCACCCAACGGTCAGCACACCACAGAACTTATCCAGATAGACGGTACCTATGGTAGTTCCGACCCGTATGTTTACTGGTTCGACCCTATGGGCCACTATTTCCAGAAAGGTGATGGTTACATCCTCTCTGACATGCCAATCGACATCAAGAATCCTATCGATGAGGTAACTGGTTTGTACCGTGCTCATGCCGAAGCCGAGAAGTGGGCTAAAGACCAGGAGTCTAAAATGAAAGGCGAAACCAAATAACAATAACATTGAGGTGAGGGAGATTATCTGGTGTATAGACATGGAGAAAACATAACTCAGCACATCACCGCTTTAAAAACCAAAAACAAATGAAAAAGCTATTATTAGTTATCGCAGGGTTTATCCTCATTGGTCTTTATATCACAACCAGTTCATGCAGGTTCGTTGATGACGGTGTTGAAACAGCACACCAGGAATATGACCCATCAGCTATGCTGAAAAAGTATGAGTGGTTCAAGAACCAGTCAGCCCGTATCCAGAAGATGGATCAGGACATCACAAACGCCAAAACATTGCGTGATGGTATAAGGAGCCAGTTCGAGGCTGACAACGGTAAAGACCATAAGTCGTGGGATCCTGTAACAAGGAAACAATACCAGGACAAGGTTGATCTCCAGGATCAGATGGTTACCGCAACCGTATCACAGCGTAACAGCATTGTTGCTGATTATAACGCACAGAGCGCCAAGTTCAACTGGGCTTCATTCAAAACCAATGATGACCTTCCACCAACAACATTTGAAGCCATTAAATAACACATCACCATGTTCAACACAGATATTGTAGTAAAAGATGCGTTCCATGTCACAAAAGACAGCATCAAAGAAGTAAAAGCGTTTACTTTCAGGGAAAGTAATTATCATGGCGGTAGTGATGTGACATACTACTCAACAGAAAAGGGTTGGTCTAAAACCTTCTCAATACAAAACATTTCGGCACCCGAATATATCGAGGTTGTTTTCGATAGGGTTGAAGCTGATAAGTTACAATTGGCTAAAAAGAAACAGTACCTTGAGACCATTGAAAAGCAACAGGCTAAATTGAAAGAAGAAGCCGAGACTTTAAAGGCGGAATTAGGTAAGTAAAACAGGAAGTTAGTTTCAGCAAATGAAATGCTTGCGTGGTAACTGCAAATGGGGAGACCCATAAGGCGAACTAAAATACAGATTGATAGACAACGAAAGCGATACTTGAATAGCAGGTTTTCAATGGGCGATGTGTAGTCGAACAGAAAGTCGAGGGACAAGATTTATGGGTTAGAAATCCAACTGCGGAAATCGGTATTATGATGAGTAAGTTTAGAAATGTAAAATGTCGTGCAAATTAATTAAATCGGGTGTTGGTTACACAGAACAACCCGTACTAACTTGAGATTAAGGCTATTTGGCGAAAGCAGACGCAACGAATTAAAGCGTTGGTGATAATGGGAACCCAGCTGTTCTGGATGTGAACCTCACCGTGTGGGATCGTACCCCACAATAGCCACAAATGTTTACTGGAAAGTAAACAATAACCCTTAATCACAATATATCGATTAAAAGGATTAAGGAGAAGTGTAGTAGTTCAGACACGGAATGAATCCCGTCGGGTGGCGGTGGTTGTTGGTTCGAATCCAGCCTATACTGCAAACAAGTCAATTATGGCAAAGAATAAAAAATCAACATTGGCCCTGGGGCGGATTGAACTGGGTGAAAAAGTAATCGTTTCCGATCCATGTTATACACGTGGTACCTGGTGTCACGGTAGCGTGGAGGGCTTACTTCCTGGTAACTACAACTGTATTGTCACTTATAGTGATGAGGGTTCTTGGGGTGAAAGGGTTTCACAACTAACGGTTCATCATGAGTCGGTAAAGGTAACCCAATTACGTAAAGGTGAAGTAGCTGAGTTTACCGTTGGTGTTGATTCAGGCCAGGCGGGTATCTTTTGTGATTCAATCTACCCAGAAGGTGAGGATATTGGCGAATATTCGGACAAAAATTCATTCTATGGTTCATGTTGTAATGCAACCATCGGTGAGGGTTACGACAACCAACAACGTAAGTTTTATTTCAACCATGAAATAAAGATGCTTGAAGAAAACATTGAGGAATTATCTAAGCTGGAAGATGGCGCAGGTGCCCGAATGATTGAATATAACAAGATCAGACTGGAAACATTAAAAGAGCAACAGGCCAACCACGTTGATATACCATGGACAAAGGCGGGTACGGTATTCGGAAAGGGTGTTGTTTCATCCTCTGGGTACGGTGATGGTTCATACGAATGTATCGTATACAAAAAAGACGGTAAGGTTATCGGTATAAGGATAGTCTATCTATAAAAGCTTTCTTAGGCTAAGAGAAGAAGACCCCACAAAACCAATTCACTCGATTGGTATGGACAGTGTTAACCAGACATAGAAGGCTTCATCGGCTATGGGGGAGGCTACACAAGTTAAAGAGTACCCGTTTAAATGTTTTCGGGTTTAGGTGACCGTAAAAAGTGCTGTATAAACATTCAAGTCATACGTATATTGATTAACCGTATGATATACACTGTACCTCATCAGTGAGGCTGGCACGTAACTTTGCTGGTAGGGTTGAGGAAATCTGAGGATACCTTGAAAGATAGGGAAAGTAGAAAGATCCGATGGATGGTTACTATGCTCTGCAACTCAACAGGGTTATTCGGGGAATTTATTTAGCGAATAGGAAGGGTCATTTAGAGAAAAGTAAAAACCTGTTCCGCATACCCAGCGGTAAGAGTGTCAGGTTTTTTAAATTAACATTAATAACATTAATAACAATGAACACAAAAATATACCAATTTACCCAGAACAACTCTGGGGGCTGTTTCGACACTGATGATAAAGTTTGTCACAGGGTTTTGATTGAGGCTTTAAACGAGGGTCACGCATGTGATATTGCCGAGAACATGGGTATCTATTTCGATGGCTGTGATACTGGTCATGATTGCCCATGTTGTGGAGATCGTTGGTATAGACCCTGGGATAGTATTGAGTTTCCTTATATATATGGTCATTTTAAGGAAACTGAGGCCCAGGCGATGGTTGAAAAGTATAACTGTATAAGCGCAATGGTGGAAAAACCAAAGAATGGTAGGGTTATTGAAATATCTTTCCCAACCGTGGCTTCCTATGCTCAGTATTTGGCCGATAACTTTGGCTGGACAGTACCAGATGTTCGGGTATTCTACCTGGATGGAACAGTTGAAGAATTTTACACACCTAACACGAAACCAGATGAAAGTAAAACTGCTAAAAAAGGTTAGAAAACGCTTTGAGATAATCCATATGCCCAACGGGTATATTAAATCCGATGGGGATCATTACAATTATAACTTGTATAAGTTGGTTGACCATAATAATGGGGAATGGTACAATAAATGGGCTCAATTAGGCCGTAAACAAGGTACAAGGCAATTCACTAATGATATATTTGATACCGATAAAGAATGCATTGATTACCTGTTGGGTCAGATAATTGATAGGTTGCGCCAAGAAGGTCACCGCCAGAGAAAAGATAATAAAATCTGGGAAAAACGAAAAAAAGTTTGGTGGAATGGAAAATAATACTTACTTTTGTAAAAGAAAAAATAACCGAATAGTTTAACAGGAAAAAACCACGGTGCGTAGTGGTTAGAATAGAACACGATGGACTGCCGAGTTTGCAGTGAAGGGTGAGGGTTCGGGCCCCTCTTCGGTTACCAAAACTATTAAATTGGGCGGCGGAGATTTATCCGTAGTGGTGGGATCGCAACCCCTAACTGTCTTGTATCAGATACCACTGGTAGCACCCAGAGGCGAAGAGTCGAACTCAATTTAATAGTTTTTTGTAAAAGGTTCGGTGATGGAAAGGTAGACATAGGTGTGTAAGTTGCCCGATGCGTTAATAACAACTATAAAATAATCGCATATCAAAGTTCGAGTCTTTGCTGAACCACAAGTCAACAGATGTACATGGAGTGTTGGTATCTTACACTCTCTTTGGCGAACCATCGAATCCACGAATGCGTTGGATAGATCTAATAAGCAGGTATAAAATGTCATGGCTGGACTTTAACGAAAACATTCTCTGCGGAGGACTGGTTGCTATAATAGCAAATGCTATCAAGGTACTATAGTAATCTTTAACATCATGCGGTAGACACCCCGTAGTTTTTACGGTAACGACGTTTTATAAGGGGTATTTTAAATTTTTAACTATGCCGTTAGATATTGATTATATTGCTGGGGTAAAAGCAATAGACGAATTAAAAGAATTGCTTTCTCAGCAACCGCATGGTGAACGAGATGAAATCGCAGATGAGATCTGCGCCTTTGTCGAAGAAATGAAACAAAGATTTGGTTAATTGGTGGAGAGGAAGACACACGGGCGAGTGATGAAGAAAGGGCACGAGTCTGGGATTGACGAGCTTAACCCGATGACGGTTGCAAACGTTGCGGTACAACAGAATGGTGAATACTATGAAAATAGGATAGGCCCCGAATGATTCAATCAGCGCAACTTCGATTGTTGCATTAACCACAAGTCCGATCCCAAGGACGAACAAATAAAAGGACGCTTGTTAGGATGCGAGAGACTTCTACGTTATTCTCACTAATGTTACGAGGGAGATGCTGGTAGGTAAGCTACTTTATGATCAAGTAGCTCAACGGCAGAGCGGCAGACAGATAATCTGCGTCACCGAAAGGGTATCAAAGAGGCGGAGATGGCTACCGTGGGTATGATATTTGTTGGTTCGAATCCTTCCTTGGTCACACGTGCCAGTGCATACGCTGGATAGTATGTCCCATATGATGAGAAACAGGGTGATGCCTGTAGGAGATTGCTGATATACCAGGTATATCCAGATTGACCATCTGCTGGATAAAGAAAGATATAAAGTCATCGGTGCTTTCAATGGTCTATTTCTAACACGATGCTGGTGAAAGCAACCAAAATACGTAACAGTTGAGGGTCGTGGACAACCATAACACTTGTAAGCTGGATAAATCAGGGTGTTAATTTTATGGTCAAGTGGCGGAATGGTAGACGCACTAACGAAAAAAGAAACTGAGTTAGGTACTGAATAAGAAGAACGCAGACTTCGAATAACAAAGGCAATTGGAACTGGACGTGCCTTGAATTGACAAGGAAGTGGCTTTGCGGGTGCTGGAGTACCAGTGATACCGATGTGTAGGATGATTGCAATCCGAAGCATTTTGGGTGTGAGTCTGAGTTATGGGAACTCGCCCAGATAAGCAGTAACTACGTAGTCCAAGTACAGTACTGGTTCGAACCCAGTCTTGACCACAGCAAGTCAAAAAATAGTCTATGTCGGGAAAAGACTGCTTCAAAAACGATGGGCATAGATGACGGGTGGGAAAGGCCACCAAATGGTCAAGCAGCGATTGAATCGCACCGATTTTGTGGGGTAAGGTAGCTGGATGTGTCCTACGATTCTCAAACCCTGACGAGGGTGATGACGGAACTTAGCTAAGAGGTTTGAATCCTCTCTTGACCGCAAATTTAACTATACAGAGGAAGCATCCATAGCTCTTTAGATGCACTCGCAATTAGGGGTCAGTTCGAATCTGGCGACACAAATTAGGGCTTGTGAATAAGGTGGATTAGAGTAATTGCATAGTTAAAACAGATTTTGATTATTAAAGAGAAGCGGGAGTACGAGCCCTGACTGTGGCCACAGAAAACAGGATAGGAAACCGACTACTGGGATAATAGAATAGGCCCAGATTAATCAGTGACAACCTGGAAAGACGGGTAAATTGGTCAGGTGGCGGAATGTAGACGCTAAAGTGAAGCTCTTATAGATTGGTTGTCAGTAACTAAGTTACATGACCTGTAGACGTAAAATAACAATTACCGTTGAACAAATCAGGTTTGAGTTGTGTTATAATGTTCACGCTTCAAAAACATCTAAACTCCAATCATACAGGTTCAAATCCTGGACTGACCACGAATGCCCCTACGAGTTTGCTAACGTAGTGAATGGTGGATAAGCGGCTGGCTATTGCAAAACATGGCGAATAAAAGGCACCATCGGTAGGAAAGATTTCGCTAAACCTACTTAAAATCTTTGTAAGGTAAAGATTGGCACTCTGGAAAGACGGAGACTCATTCGGCTCTGGTGTAATGGAAGCACACCCTCTTTATTTAGCGCTAAGGGGAAGGTATAGTTTGTTCGAATCCTATGTGCCGAGCCAAACAGTTGAAAATAAAGAAACAAAAATAAATTTGGTTATGAACAAAATTTTTCTTATTTTTGCGTTAGTTATCACAACAGCCGTAAAGGCGCAATCGTTTAGTGATTATGAGCAATACCAACGTGAACAAATAAAACAAAAAACAATGACAGTTCAAACCAAATACTCCCCAGGTGATTTCGTATTCATTATCATCGGATCTGGTGATAGTGCCAGGGTGTATGAATCACAAATAGCATCTGTAACTACGGTGGCCGCAATAAGCGGTACAACCGTAACCTATTCATGCGGTATAGACCGAACAAAAATCGGTACAGCTCTACCAGGTACGCCTAACATGACATATACGGAAAAAACCGAAAAGAACATGTATGATACAGCGGAATCCTGTTTCCAGGCTATTGTCATTCTTAACGAAGAACGTGAAAAACAAAAAAACAAAAAAAGTGGCAACAATAACAATCAATAATTCCGACTACGTGGGTCGTAACCTCATAATCAACAGTAATAAAGTTAATATCGATGGCCAAGATGTAACACCCGATGTTAAAGAAATAACAATCACTGTGTCTGGTGACATTACCACACTTAATGTAGATTACGCCAAAGAAATCCAAGTACAGGGTTCTGTGGGACATGTTAAAACAACATCTGGTGATGTGTGGTGTGGTAACGTAACGGGCGATGTTAAATCAACCTCTGGGGATATCGAATGTGACACCGTGCAAGGTAATGCTGAAACGGTATCTGGTGATATCAAAGCCGCTTTGATAAGCGGTAACGCTAAAACACTATCTGGGGATATTAAATATAAAAAATAAAGTATATGTACGATATATTAAGTTTACTTTGCTTAATAGGGCTAAGCATACTTCCCTGGTGTCTTGTATGCCTGATGATACGAAACATATTGGTTTCTAACTTTAGACAAAAGATTATTAATTTATCTTTTATCTGGTCTTGTAATTGCGACAGTATTCTTTATGAAGAGTTAGCATTTTCATGGTTTTATGCATCATTACCATCTTACGAAAAAATGATGTTTTCTTTTAAGCCACTAAAGCTAAAGAACTGGTGTACCCAAGAACAACTGGATAAACTACTTGCTGATGAGGAAACAAAACAAAAAGCCATAGAATTTGGTTTAATATGATAACCCTAACCGAACTTGCTGATAAAGTAGCTAAGATTGAGGCCAAATATACGGATAAATCTGACTTTTCTATTAGTGTCAGATACAGGGATGGGACGATAAATTATCGTATTGACCATACCAAAAACGAGGATGGTTATAAATCATTCGATACTGGGTTTGGTATTACCAACATTAATGATTTGTTACGCACCTTCGAACTGGGTATGCACAACCTTTATAGATCAAACAATAATATTGACGATATAATCATTGACCAATGAGCAGATACGCAAAAATAATTCCAATGGCTGAGTTTCAGAAGAAAATTCAGCGTTTACTCGAATTGGATGACTTTCCATACGAGATGTCAACCAAAATAACCCAGGATCTTAGTAAAATAAACTTCGACTGGGAAAACTATAACATCGGTAACGCCGACCCCGACTACGAACAATACCCAGAAGATAATGAAGGTTTCGCTGGTTATCCATGCGGTTATGAAACCCTGGAGAACGGAATGCCCATCTTCTTCATCAACGCTGGTGGTGACTGGGAACATCCAATATGCCTTTGTTTATACTGGGACGGTAAAGCCTTGCGTGGTTACATACCAGAAGAGGGCAATGTCTTCAATAAGAAAGAAAGGTGTGCCTATGGTTCCGAGGATATGGATGATGACAGCATCGACTATGAAAACCTACCAAAGGGTGACGCTGATGCAATCAGAAAAGACGTGATGGCACGTATCATAATCAGGTAATATATGGTTTTTGTTTTAAGTATTGATGAGGATAAGTTTAGATCAACAAATTCTAAATGGAACGAGTTGGGTTTAAATAAACCATCAGTTGTTGGGTATGTTTCATTTCTTATTGAATCAAGAGAGTTCGCCACCAAAGAAGATTGGGAACAATACTACTATGATAGTGGTGTGGCAAGATTACAAGACACACAAAGTAATCCGAAATATTTTGGTAGAACCAAAGATGAACTCCAAAGCATAGCCGAAAAATTGTATGTTGGTGTTAAGGATAATGGCTTTGATTTGACCCTGGATGATTGTGTTGAGTGTGTAAGGTTCAGAGTAATATGTGAGACATGGAACGGTATCATTATGCGTGAGCATAATACGATAAATAACCTCAAAGAGATATTCACTGGTGCCACGTTTAATAAAACAACAGCCGAATTTGATTTTGAATACGCCATTGATTATGAGGTTAGTAAGAATTCTGAATTGGTCGGGGCGTTACAAATAAAACCAAAATCATATACCTATAATAACGAATATATAAATAAAGCCAAAAAGATAAATCGGAAAAAAAATAAACAATACACTAAGAAATATGGTGTGAGTGTTTATAATGTGGTTTCCGATTTGTACGGCAATATTTTAAGCATCACCAAATAACATGAGAGACAAACAATCGAATAGGGTTTTTAAGAAGCGTAGTGCCATTATAGCCAGGTTATTGCTCCAGGCTGGTATGATTACCCCTAAGTTCTTTAATGGGCTGTATTGGGCTGAATTTAGACGTAAACGCAATAAGAAGAAACGTGGTAAACAGTGGTCTCGGTTACAGTACTACAGGGAACTCCACTATTGGACTCAGGACTACTGGGGTGAGTGTGATGAACATTCTGTGATTGATATGGCTTTCGATATCTTATTCGATAAATTAATTACCTTTGATGAGGTTACTCTGGAATATGTTTATCCTGAGAAGTGGCCTAAAACAACATTAGCGATTATTAAATCTTTAAGACATGGCATACAGCACAATAAGATACACGGAGCCAAAGCAAAGCACTTACGAATCAATCGTACTAAAGTATCGAGAAAACGGTCAAGAAAAAACAAAGTTCTTCGACTCAGGAAATATCATTATTGATTTTTATGACTATATGTTGTTCCTCCAGGAACAGCCTGACCAGTTCTATAAAGAAAACTATCGTATAAGTGGTTCATCATCTTGGGATCACTTCTTCATGGACGGTAAAAAATACCGTGAAAGTTATTTCAACCCAGCGACTGGTGAGTTCATTAACTGGCGCAATGCTCTTGATGCGGGTGACTATGAAACCTATAACAAATGTTGTGATAATGAATATCCGAGGGTAATACACTTGGCATGTCATAAATCATTCACTGCGGTTAAGGCCTATTACAAGAAAAAAACCAAAAAGAAAGTTGTTGTTTCGGAAGAAAATGCCTAATATTGTAACATGAAATATTTTATTACCGTAGAAACAAAATCTGATGATGAATTGTCTTTGTTGGATATACAAAAGTTTGAATTAACATCGGAACAAGTTACCAAACTCAACAAAATACTGGCCACCAAAGAGAAGAAACCCAAAAAACCAGTATTACCATATTATGATGGTAATGATATTAATTTAACCGAAGAAGAAATCAATGCCATTTTTACAGAAGATGATCAACTGGATGATGTCGATTTGCTTGAAGAGATACTACATGATTCTGATTGTTTAAGATGGCAAGAAAGAGATTACGGTCAAGAAGATAAACCAACTCGTTTATGGATTAACAATCGATATTTGATTGAGTTTACTCTTGGTTCAGGTGAGTGTATTGAAGCAACATGGTCGCACACTATATGGGGTGGCGAAGCAATCGATTTAAAACTGGTAGAGGTAAAGAAATGAGAAGAAACTACAAACTCGAAAAGCTCCAAGCGGGTGAAACCGTAACAACAAGCGAAAAGGGGAACTCAATGGTTCCCTTGATTCGTTCAGGCCAGGAACACATGGTTGAACCAGCGACCTGGGAATCGGTTGAAGTGGGTGATATTGTCTATTGTAAAGTACATGGACGTATGTTTACCCATTTGGTAACAGCAAAAAATGATGACAAAGGTTGTCAAATCAGTAATAATCACGGTCACGTAAACGGCTGGACAAAACAAGTTTACGGTAAGGTGGTAAAAGTACTTTAAAAAATTTGGAAATTTCACAAAGCCGTTGTATATTTGCACTCTAATTTCAAATGAAACGAAAACCATCGGTTATGACAGGACAACCATCAGTACGAGAAAAGATAGCATCAATGGCAACCTTTGAGTTGATTCAGATGACGGAAGAATTGCAACAGCAATTTATTCCACTGGATGCTCTGGTGCGGCAAGTATGCACTGAGTTATATGTCAACATGCACAACAAGGTAGAAAATGTGTCTATGCTACAGATGATCATGTTGGCCCCTCAAATAGCGTTTGAGCTTGGCCACCGAATTAAAAACCACATATTATGACGGATGGGCATACCTCAGCTTGAGATGAAGTTAAATGACTTACCCATTGACCGAAGATACGAAATTATTTATCATTATTCACATTTCATAAAATAAAAAAACCATGTTATTAGCGTTATTAATTATCGTTCCGCTCCTTTTTTTGTATACAGCCTTTTCCTGGGGTTACGTCCTCAGCTGCATGTATCAATGGTTCATCTTATCAGCCATCCCAACCATGCCGATGTTTACGGTGGTTCAATTCATCGGGTTTAGCTTGTTTGCTAATACCCTCATCAGGCACACAGCGCCCAAAAGCGTTAAAGCCGAATATGCGGAAGATGGTACAGCCTATCTCGTAGGTCAACTGATATTACCATGGTCTACTTGGCTTTTTGCGTGGGCTTTCCACGCTTATTACTTCTAATATGAAAAAGTATCTACCATTATTTGGCCTAAGACTGCTCCAGATAGTAATCACATTAAGTATTGCGTTCCTGGCTTATCACGGCAAGGAAGGATGGGGTTGGTTAGTTTTTGCATTAGTTTTAACACTATAAATTTTATAGACATGCCATGTCAAAAATGCAACTCTGAAAGGGTTGCTGAAATCGGGGGTAAATGCAGTGATCGTTTTCATGCATATATTCGTGACCGTGAAAAATCTGGTTATGTAGACCATGATCTCGGCATAGGTGGTGGTAATTATATCGAATTTAATCTATGTCTTGATTGCGGTCAGGTACAAGGTGAGTTCCCGTTACCACCAACGTTTTTGGAAACGGGAAAAAACCCAGATGACGATGACGATGAAGGTTTTTGTGGTCTTTACTTTAAATAAATTTGGTGGATTGAAAAATCCACCTTATTTTTGCATAAAATAATAACAATGAAAGGAATCGCCGCATTTAAGAAGAGACTGTTGGAGTTGACCGACAACAACCACGCAAACGTAATTAACGCTTTATTGAAAGACGTTAAGAAGTGTGGTACCAAGAACATAGCGTTCAGGCGTTTTGATATACCAGCTGCTGGTGTTTCAAAAGAAAACGGCGATATCTTTATTGCTGATAATCATGTTAGCTTATCTGATATTGTTTTTATCAGCTTGCACGAATCAGCACACCAGTTACAGTTTGGTAAGTACGGTACTGACCACGCTACCGACATCTGGTTTGATGCTTTAAATAATGGAGTATCATCTGCCGCATCTAAAGTTAAGTACATAGAAGATGTTGCAAACCGCTATGCTTTTATGAAGTTCAAGCAGTACCAGGCCCAGTTCGGTTTGGGTGATATCAGCTACCACATAAAAATCTCAACGTATATGCCTGATTATGCTTATGCTGCTAACATGAATATGTTGGTTGGTATGTTAAAGTGTAAGGGTATTAACACCAAAGAAGCCCTGAGAAACGAATTGAATAATTATCTTAAATAAAATACATATGAAACGTTTAATGCTTAACAAAGCAAACAAAAAGATTGCGGGTGTCTGCTCAGGTCTCGCCGATTATATGGTGGTTGATCCTACTATTATCAGGGCAATATTCCTGTTCCTATTCCTTGTAGGTGGCGGCGGATTTATGCTCTATTTGATCATGTGGGCGTTGATGCCTAATAA